TTGAAAACCGTCGTACCGAGAGGTACCGGGGGTTCGAATCCCTCTCTCTCCGCAATAAACCTTGAAAATCAAGGTTTTACGCAAAACGTACACGGAAATGTACACGAAACGTCCGAATTTTAACAATTTCGGGCGTTTTTTTGTGTCCAAAAACAAGAAAATCCGTGTACATACCAAACGAAAGAAGCCCGGCGATGAACCGGGCTTCAACATTGTTCCCCGTGCGATGCAAGGGGCTTTCGCAACAATGTGGTGCAAAGATACACAAATTATTCCAAATCCTTGCGCATGGACGCAAGCAATTTGCGCAACCATGCCAATATTGGCTTTATGTATCGCATGAACAAGACAAGAACGGCAACGATTGATGCGGCGATTGCCCACGTCCATACATTTGAACGTCTGCTTGTCTTTGCAACTTCGTTGTGTTTCTTATCCTTGTGGACGGTCGCTTTGTCCTTGGTCGTGGTGTTGCGTTCCTTTTCCGTTGTCTTTCCATTCTTCACCACGTTTGACCGGATGGCGGTTTGCTTGATGCTTTTCACGCCCTTTCCGCCCTTGATGGTCATCTTTCCGTCCTTATCAATAATCAGTTCGGGCAAATCCGGCGCGCGCGCTGAATCTCCGAAAAAGATTATTTCCGTGATGATGGATTCCCCGGATTCGGTCTTGGTCGTGTCAACGACCTTGAAAACATCCGCGACCTTGGAAATGCTTTCCGACACACTATCCGCAACAACCTTGTCGGTGTTCTTCTCCAGCTTGCGCGATGTCGAACACGCGGCAATCAGTAACGCGACAAGACAAAGCGCGATGAATTTCAATGCCTGTTTCATATCATCGCAACTTTTTGATCTCGTTCAATCGGTTCATCCATCCGGACAAGAACCGCTTTTGTGTGTACTTCAACAACTCCTTTTCAGTTGCCTTGCGCCCAATCTTCTTTTCGTATGCCACAACGGAACGCGAAACAATCCCATTGATGAACTTCACGCGTTCTTTGAATATGGCTTCAAAAAGTTGGTCGGGGTCGGCAAAGTTGACCGCCGACAATGTTTTGTTGCCAACGATACCATCCGCGACAACGCCAAGCAATGCTTGCGGCTTCTTGATGCCGTGGATGCCCGATACCCAAACCCAATCCACAAGGATATTTGCAACCTTTTGGGAATGGATGTCATCGGCGCGCCATTTATCCCAAAACATCGTCTTGATGATGTCACGCCAATGGGCATCGGGTATGTTCTTCAAGCGTTCCACCGTTGGGCGTGGATAACCCTTGCGTTTGCAATATGCTTCATACGTTGCCAAGGTAACGCCCTTGTTTGTAGCCCCGCCCCTGTCGGTGGGGTCATTCACAAATCCGCCCTCCCATTTAAGGATGAACGGAATCAACTTATCAATGTTTGCCATCTTCGTTGTCTTTTGGTTCAATGTATGATGGGCATTTTGTTACATCACAATGTACCTTACCACGATAAGCACATACCATGTTGCCGCAACGGGGTTTTATCTCCGGCGGTTGTGGTTGTTCCTCTTTCAATTCGTGCAAGTCGATGTCAAAATGCCTTTCCGTTTTATCCACCATTATGCGCTGGGCAATCTTCGCCCACTTTGCATCATTGCAACTTGATTCATTTTCAAGCATTGACCAAATTTGCCAAAAGCACACCGCCCCGGCAACGATTTGGGGCAAATGCAAGAAAACTTCGGGAAATACCATCACATCAATCAGATGCACAAGTATTGTCAAGGAATACACCTTGATAAGCGTTACAAAGACACGCCCGGCATAGTTGGATTTGAATTTTCCGTCATTCGCACCGGGAAATCTTTTCTTCACTCTCTTTGACAACGCCCAAGCCGTGTAACAATCAGCAAGCACGGCAAGGGTACACACAAGGATGAATGGGAATGTCGGCTTGATGATGGCGAAACACGCGCCGAATGCGGTCATCATGTATCTTGCCAAGATAGGAATTATTGTTGAATGAATGTTTGATGTCATAATCGTAAAATCATGTAAAATGAAACATTTTGCCAACTTTCGCGATTGTCGTATCAAACACAACGAAATCAACGGCGGGCAACCCTTGGGAAACACGTTCGGTTTTCCATTGCGATTGCACTTGCTTCATTTCCGACATCAAATTGTCGCTCCCGGTGAACACGGAACGCCGCGTTCCGATTGCCTTTCCGTTGGCATCCTTTTTGAAAAAGTCGCCATCCGCATCGGGCGTGTCCATAAATTCGGCATTGATGACAACTTGCATTTGCATACGCATACCGGACGCATTCTTTCCCGGAAACTTGGTCGGTTCAATCTTGATTTTCTCAATGACAATGCGGCGGTCAAAAAGTTCTTCAAGGTCTATTCCCTTACCAATTATTGCGTCCGATTCAATGTTAGAATCGCTGAATCGTGGCATTTTCTTCTTTTTAGATGTGTGACAAATCCGAAACGATTTGGTTGTCCAAATCTTCGGTAAACTTCAAATATTCCTTGTATTCGGCAACCGCCTTTTCATCCGGCGCAATGCCAATGACGTGCTTGTTGTACGAATTTACAAGGTCAAATTCCGCCGTTTCGTCAATGACTGAACGGATGAACACACGCTTCAAGTTTGCCTTTGTAGGCTTTGCGAACGTGCGCACTTCATAACATGACCAACCAATCGGTCGGGCTTCATTTTCACCCTCCGGAATGGATTTTTCTTCGGCGATGTTCACGCGATAAATCACCGACCCGTCATTGTCCTTTTCCAACACGGCGGGCATACCATGCGCAATGTCATAATGCGCGTTTGGTTCGATTGAATTTAATTTCATAAGGAAACGATTTTGAAAGTTTGTCGAATAAATGAATTGAATCCGAATACTTGCACCAACCCCACCAACTGCAAATGGCTTGCTTGTAAGCTGCCTTTGTTGGTTGTTTCTTGCGCTTGTTCAACTTCGCCACCCGGCGGCAAAGATTTTGTTTTATGGACTTGCGCAATAATGTGTGGTCGTGATAGAACACGAATCCAAGGAAATCAATTCCGCGCGCGTCAACCGGGAATACTTGATGGTTGCGTTTCACTTTCAGTTGCAAACGCTTCATGTATGCCCGTATGTCACGCAACAACGCGTGCAAGGATTCCTTGTCCGGTGCAAGAACAACGATGTCATCGGCATAACGCCAATAATACTTCACGCGCTTTTCTTCTTTCAACCAATGGTCGAAATACGCCAAGAAAAGGTTTGCAAAGTATTGGGAAAGATAGTTGCCAATCGGAACGCCGTTCAAGGATGTTGCCACCAAATCCCCTGTGTTCGGGTCGGTGACAAAATTCCGAATCGGAATGTCCGTGTTGATGTTGGAATCAATGATTTCATCCAGCAACGCCAAAAGGCGACCATCTTTTATTTTCCGCCTTACCACATCTTTCAACACTTCATGGTTGATGGATGGGTAAAACTTGCGAACGTCAATCTTCAAGCAATATTTCGTGCCGACCGGGTCTTTTCTCAAAGCCTTTTTCACGCTCATGGCGCACGCATGAATGCCGCGTTCCTTGATACATGAATATGTGTCGTGCGTGAACACGGACACCCATATTGGTTCAAGAATGTTCATCACCGCATGATGCAAGATGCGGTCGGGAAAATATGGCAATTGATAGATTTGCCGTTCCTTTGGTTCAAAGATTGTGAAAACGTGATATTGGGATGTCTTGAAAGTTCCATTTTTCAAACTTTCATGCAATGCAAGAATGTTCGCTTCCCTGTTCTTGTCGTGCTGCTGCACGCCATAGGAATGCAACTTGCCCTTGCGGGCTTTTTCGTCCGCAAGTTTCAAGTTATCAATCGCGATGACCTTTTCATAAAGGTTTCCAATTCTTTTCATTCTTGAAAGTTTCTTGTTTGCTTGAATAATAGGATTCTTCGGGCTTGCGCCCTACCAAAACCGTTCAACATATTCTATTTTTTGCCGCCGGGCTTCCTTTCCCGACTTACCATCACCGGATGGGATGATTGGCATGGTTTCCGATTAGCAACTATATTATTTTACAAGCATAGCTGAGAACCGATATTCGCATCCGCATTCGTAGGCGTGTTATTCGTATTCGCATACACGAACCCCGCATTCGCACCATTATTCGCATTACCGCTGAACAAAACACCACGACATCGGACAACCATTATTTCTTTTTTTCTTTCAAATCCCGTTTATCTGTTTGCGGGTCGATTTACGGCTTTTCAAGCCGCTTCGATTTGCGGGTCAAAGCAAAGCCGAGAACCGAAAATCGCAACCGCATACGTAGGCGCGTGATTCGTCTGCGCAAACACGAACCCCGCATACGCACCAGAATACGCATTACCGCCGAACAAAACACCACGTTCGGCTTCGCCGCTTGATGGAATGTTCGTATAAAAGTAATCGCAAAAATACGTTGTACTTCCACCACCTACCGCCAACGGCATGATTTCGCCATCCTCACCAAGAATAAGGGCTTTCACATAACCCTCTGAACGTGGCAAATTTCCGCGATAATCGTAATTGCCCACGCCGGATGCCGTGAACTTCGCCGGGTCATCGCAAACGTAAAATTTTGATAACCCGCCGGATGCTTCGCTTTGGATGATACACTTGCAACCATCCGTCCACTTCCAAATGTGTCCGAATGGGTTTTCAATGCCGCGATAACGCGGAACGGCAAAGGTTTTCACGGTTGAACCATCCGAACCAATCACGTTGTAATCAACCGTTCCCGTGTGGTTGCCAAGCGAATTTGTTACACCGCACGGGATGATTGGATTGTTGCCATTGTACGTTGACCAACTACCGTAATCCCACGTTGTAACGCCCGCACCAAGTCCGCCTTGATGATACCCGTTTTCATCCAATGCGGCATTGAATGTGGCTTGCGAATCGAAATTGGCATATTCAACGGCAAACAACCACCACAACATCTTGTGCAAGCGATAAAGGTTGCAATTCCATTCCACCGAACCACGATTGCGCGCTTTTGCGCGGAAATCATTTAATGAAATGGATGTTGCGGGCAAGCCAAGGAACGAACGATAAGTTCCGTCATAACTTGCGTTGTTATTGCCGCCGCGATAATCAACATCGGTTGAACAAACGGATGCCAGCTTGTTTGTTGAACGCTGAACCGTTGCTTCAACGCTTGAAACATAACCTTTGCGCCAAAGATGGAATCCGGGCAATGGTTGTGTACTCTGCAAATGGCGGCATTTGTTGCCATCCATTTCAAAGCGAACGTACATATCCGGCAATTCCGTTTCCATCATGCCATCATTGCCCGTCAAGTCTGCCGCCGCGCCTGTGTCGCGCTTGGTCGAATCGTTGGCGTTAAGGTAATAAACAACCTTGCCGTTGTCATCCAAGATGCAATTGCGCATCATGTTTTGCAAAGGCAATTCCTTGTGCAACTCCATCTTGCCAACGCGTGTTGGCTTGGGATTGGACACCGTGATGTCCCATTCCACGCCATAATAATAATCATAAGGAAAGGTCGGCTTTGTGTTGCCGACACCGATTAAAAGTCCCATATTAGTAACCCCATTTTAAGTTTATACCCGACAACGATGTTGCCTTGATTACTTTCACGATTTCGGGATTCCAACCACTTTCAAAGTTGGTTTCGATGAAATCCCCATCATCCATTCCGGCAAGCTGCACCGACAATTTGACGGGGCTTGTGGAATCGTTCTTGATGTTGAACGGTTGACCGTCCGAAAGGCTGAAATTGCCGTTCGCAAGGTCAATCACGCCCATCTTTCCGATTTGCGCGGAAACGCTTTCGCCGCTTCTTGTGTTCATACTTCAATTTTTTACGTTAAAAACTTGAATGCAAATTTACAATATATGTTTCATAGTGAAACACGTTGTGGATAAGTTAGGCACAACTTAGCCCGGCAATGCGGTTTCTTGTGGCGCATCTTCAACGACACGCCACGATTGCACCAGCTTTCCATCCACAACATCAAGCGATTCAACCACGGACGTTCCCGGTTCGCCCGTTGGCTGCTCGCTTGGCACGAAATCAAGAAACCCCGCATTTCTCAATTCCGTAATATACGCGCCTTGGCTTTTGTCAACCCGGCGCAAGTCAAGGGGTTCACCTTGAACGTATTTTGCCAATTGATATTCCATATTATGTTGTATATTGTTTATTAACAACCATCCATCCACCATTGTAATAACGCAATGTCAATGAATCGCCACGCTCCATGTCAAGTCCACTAATAGAATTTCCATCGTTGTTGTATAAAGTGCATCCGCTTTGCGGTGAAACTCTTATTCGGTTTCTCATGTTTCGGTCACACACAATTTCGATGTCAAAAATTGTTGGGACATTGTTTGTCTGCTTGTTCACCTGTGCCAATGTTGGCAACTTGACATTCAAATACTCAGTCGTGTTAGCGGTGAAATGAAACTTTTGCGTAATGGCGAACCATGATTCTATAATGTCCGTGTACGCTTCCCCGATGTAACCATTTTCAAATGCCGCAACTTTTCCAATATTGTATTGATTGCCATATACGCCAAGGGCTTTTGGTTGATACCAATGTTCATTATTGGCATCACTCGTTGATGGGTTGTCGTGGTGCAATTCAAGCGTTGTGCCCTTATTATCAGTTAGCGACAAATAACCGTTGTATGGATAACCAAGCGATGACAAGCAACCAAGCAACACACGTTGTTTGCCGTTGTTGAACCGGATGAAATTATTCAGCAAAGCCAATCCATTTGTCGTGTCCTGTTCGTCTGAACTACCATATCCGATTTGCCCTTGTTGGATGCGGAATCCGCCGATTGAACCCGTTATGGCATTTATCACGCCCTCCACTTGTGCCTTGGACATAACAACCGAACCATCTTGCATGACCCGGAAAGGCGCGGTCTTGCGATTCTCAAATGACGCGCCAGCCCAAAAGCGGATAGAATCGGATGCCGTGCCGTTTCCCGTGATTCCGGCAAGGATGGATTTGTTGTCGCCCGCAACCTGTATTGTTCCGGATGTGACGATTCCGCCATCAATCGTTGTTTGTGTGTTGTCGTAATAAACGGCAACAACCCAATCGTTTGTATTCCACGAACCGGATGCCCTTGCGGTAATACAACGGCGCAATTCCTTTCCGTCAACCCACAAGTCACCGACATCATAAGGCGGATAAGGTTGCGCAACGAACACACGGCGTTTGCCATCGGCGGTGTCCTGTGCCTTGCTCGCTGCATCATACGCATCAATCGCCTTTTTATCTTCGATGGTTTTCCATATATAAACGACCGTTCCAATACCATTGACAAAACGGAATGTCTGACGATAGCACGTCAACAACTTCGTGCTTGAATTATACCACATATCGCCAACGTGCTTTGCTTTTTCCGCGTCCGTTGTCCAATTAGATGCCGGGTCGGACGTTTGAAACCACGTTTCAATCTTTCCATCAATTTGTTCGGTCATCGTATCAATTGCATTTGCAAAGTCGCCGTTGATAAAATTCTTCAATGCTGAATCATCCGTGTACTTGCTTGCTTTTTCCCAATCCGATGATGTGAATGCGCCGGATTCCCTTGCGGTCTTGCATCGCATGATGTCCCCGGTCGCACCTTGAACCCACAAGTCACCGACATCATAAGGCGGCACGGGTGTTGATGTAAAGATGCGGTTTTTCTCCTTGCCAAGTTCCAATGCTTCATTCGCAATCGCGATGGCTTGCGCAAGTTCCGAATCTTGCAGTTCTTGCCACACATAGAACGTGCCGGGCGCAAATCCCGGCTTTGGTCGCCATTGGATTTTCACATATCGCCATACCTTGCCGGATGTCGTGTTATAATACAAGTCGCCAAGATGGTTTTCTTTCGTGGTTAAATCCGTCCATCCGCTATTCGGAACACCATCTTCGGAACCCGGCGCGGTTGAAAGCGGGGATGGGTCTATCTGATAGAAATGTTGTTCAATCTGACCATCCAATTGCGCTTTGATTTCGTCAAGGATTCCGGGCAATGTGTTGTTGATGAAATCCTTGCTTTCCATCGCTTCGTTACCAAGTTCTTCAAGCGTTTTTTCTTGCCCGTTTTGCGTGAACACTATTCGCCCGCCGATTTCCGATTGGTCAAGGTCGAAATATGTTGTACCATCCGCCGATTCGATGCGTCCGGTCTTGATGAAACGTCCGTTGATAGTCGTGAAACCATACGTCAAGGAAATGGCACGAACCTTTGTGTCCGCGTCAATACTTCCCAAGATTCCAATCAGAAAGAAATACACGTTCGGCGATTCTTCAACCTTGTGTTGGGTTGTCGAAATGCTCATTGTTCCGGCTGAATTGTCGCGGTTGCAAACTGCATAGATGTAATATGGGACATTTTGTTGCAATGCCGTTGTCCCATCCGCCAGCACCCACGAACGCGCCTTGTCCGGGTCAATGGTGTAATGTGTAAGAACGCCACCTTTCCACTTGAACAAGTTCGGATTTCCATTAAAGTTTGGCTCAAAGACGGTGTTTATCAAGCCGAATTGCATTGACTTCGCGCCAACTGACAACATCATTGTGTCCACGGATTCCGGCGTGATTTTGTCCTTGTAATAACCGCCCGTTTCCGGGTCGAACACCATGTTCAAGACTTCACGCGATGAACGCCAATTTGCGCGCGCCTGTGCCGGGTCTTTTAGGTTGTTGATGGTCAACACCTTGTCAATGTCCACAAGGTCGGAAATCACGCGCGTTGTGATGTCGCCCTTTGTTTGTGTGTCCGAAATGGTCAACGAATAATCGTATGGATCAAGCACGTTGCGCGTGAATGACTTGATGCGGATTGACTTGTCAACGCCAATTTCATCATCCTTGATTGGTAAATAATCGCCCGGCGCAAAAACATTCGTGATGCCATCCGACAACGCAAGTTTGTTTTCGATAAACGCCTTTGTCACGTTTACCGAATATTGAACCTTTGGTTGTGAATTTTGGTCATAATACTTGTTGCCCTCTTCCGCCAGCTTCTTTTCTGCATCTTCTTCGATGTCGCGCGAATAAGCGATGTCGAGCACCTTGTATGTGTCGTTTTTGCCGATTTGGAACGCGGGCGATGTTTCCGATGGGAACACGTTGCCACGGTCATCGGTTTGCTTAATCAAGGTGAACTTGTGTGTGGTGTGGTCGTAATCATGCACTTCAAATTCATACCCGGCAAGGTTGCCCGAATTGAAATGCACCTTGGGCGACACCCCGGCAATCATGTATTCCGTTTCGCCATCGGCGTTTGTTTTCTTGATGTCAAACGGGAATGTTTCATCAATGAACGACAACACATCACCATCCACGATTGCCGTAATCTTGCCCGTGAACGTTGGTTTTATGTCATCAAAGTTTTTGCGCCCCTCAAATATGCCGTATTTTGCCACCGCTTCCGCCTTTTCAATGTACGATGATGATTTGTCCTTGCCATACATACAAAGGCGGTCGGCGCGATATTTTGACGTGATGTTTTCCGTGCTGCCGTACACCTTTAATCGCGTGACGATGTTTGAGGATGACACGTTTTCACGCGAAATGGAATATAAGCCCTTGCCCTTGCCGTACTCCAGCACGAAAGGCAAGGTTTGTCCGATGGTCTTTTTGATGTTGATGACATAAACGCCGTTGACGCGTTCAATCTCAAATTCAACGCCAAACTTATCTTCCGAACACAAGGTTTGCAGCACCGACAAGCAATTGTCGGATTCCGAAAACGTCAAAGTATTGTCGCCATCCGTTTCCGGGCATACTCCCAACGCCCATTTGCCGGGGAATACGCGGTTTGCGTTACTTATCAACACCTCCATGAACCTTTTCAAGTCACCCGTCAAGGAATCGCCTTGAATATCCTGTAATTGGTTGTTCGTGGTGTTGATGTTCACGTCATACGTCACGCGCATAAGGTCGTATTGGATGCCCTCAAACTCCAAATCATATTGGTATTCTTGCATTCCTGTTTTGCTGACCTTTGGCAAGCGGTTCAAACGATAGTCACGCCCGAACACGGTTATCACGTCCCCAATCCCGTATGATTGCGGGAATGGGGAAACAACCGTGATGGCAATTGTATCTTCTGCATTCAATGCCCAAGTCTGCTTTGCGGCGGTGATGGCGGTCGCCGTTGCCCTTGATTCCATAGGCACACGGCTTCCATTCGGTTTTGTGATAATTATATTCGCTCCCATACGATAATGGCGTTTGTGGTGAATGATGTTATTTCATCAATGCAACCCGTGACAACGGGGAAATAATCGCCGTTTTCGGTGTATTCGTGTTGTACAGACACATCCTTGCCCGCGATGTCATAATCAACATTGCCATCGCCCCAATATATGTTCACATACTTGGTTGATGTCAATGTAATTTCGCAAGTCTTGGTCGCTTCACTTACGCGGATGTGCTTCAACACCTTTTTGACGGGTTCGGGTTCGCGCAACTTCAACTTGAACGTTCCGACCATCAACGAATCGTTCCAAGTTTTTGACACTTCGATTTCATCCTTGATGTAAACTTCGTAAATCAAAGGTTTCACCGGATGCACGTCAACGACAAGGCGATTCGTTCCTTTTTTGTCGAATAGATGCGCAAAGTCGTTCACGCGCTTGATGAAATCAAACTTGGATTCTGCCTTGACAAAGCAAGACAATGTGATGTCGCGCGCTTCAATGAACTTGTGCATCAAATCCACGCTTTCGCCGTGATAGTTGTCCCAATTGACCGTCAACGGGTCTTTCAGCTTCGGACGCGACAACAAGCCATCGGATGCCGACACATAGATTCCGTAATCCTTGAAATCGTGTCCGTCAATGGAGTATGCCTGTTGTTTGGCGGATGATATTTCCGAAATCAAGTCTTGTTGTGACAATGCAAGATTGTACATCTTGACATCATCCAGCAAACCAAAGCCATAATCGCCGCCATAATGGTCTTGGTTAAGCGATACGCCTTGCAACGTGCCGCCGTTCGTTACCTCCTTAATCAAGGATGAATTGACATAAAAGCGATATTTCACGCCCTGTTTCACAAGCGCAAGCGAAAACCAAGTTCCGGATTTCGCTTCGATGGGAAATTCAATGTAATTGTCAAGCCCGGCGAAAGCAAGCATCCAAATCAATTGTGTTGGCGTGCCAACCTCGCATTCCGCACCATTCACCCACATCAACATCGAAAAGTCAACGGAAAGTGTGGGCAATACGCTTTTGTCAACCTCGCAAGTATCATCGCCGGAAAAGGAAATGGCGTTGCCATTCTTTCCTTGAACGAAATGCGCACCGGACACAACGCCATCGGCGCGGTTCGATGAATAGTCATAAGCTACAAGCGCGCCATCGCTTTCATCGAATGGCATTTGAAAGATAATATTTTTGTTGTCCATAATGGTTCAATTTACTTGTTTGACTTCTCCCGGATTTTCACCACGGCATCGCCCGTGGCTTTTTGTATCACTTTCCCGCCGTGATGGTTCACGCAAACTTTCGCCCGGTCGCTTGCGATGACATTCACAACGGCGTTGTCGTACACGTCAACCATGACAAAGGCATTGTCCTTTGCAACGATATTCAACGCGGAATCATGCTTTGCCCACACTTCCGAAACTGAATATCCGGTTGCCGTGACTTTGCCGTTTGTCGTTCCAAGCGCAATGCACTTGGATTGGTCTTGCAATGCAATTGCATCATCAAGGAACACGCCGTGTTTCTCCATTACGCCCTTGAAATTCTCACGAATGAAATCGTTTGATGGATAATCGTGTTCAAGACAAAAATCAATGCCGCGAATGTACATATCTACCAACGCATCCTTGTCATCAAGGCTTTTCAACTCGTTCAACCAAGGCGTGCAAATGCCGTTCGCCTGTGCTGCCTTGGCAAGATGTTTTGTTACTTTGTTGCTCATTGTCATTTCTTTTTGAGTTTAGGACAAACCTTGCGAACGCAATGCGTTTCCGCCTTGGTTGGATTCCATTATTGTGATGATGCGTTCAATTCGCGACAAATACTTGTTATATGCCGTATTGATTGCAATCGTGTTCAATGCTTGCAGCGATTGGCGCAAGACTTCGTTTGTGTCAAGCTGATTGATGCGGATGGCGTTCATCTGCCCGGCAAGGATATTCGCGGATTCCTCGCTTATTCCCTTAGCCGCCCCGGTCAACGATTCATCGGTATCATCCAAGCCCATGTCCTTGAATATTTCTTCGTATTGCTTCAAGGCTTGGTTGAAATTGCTTGATGCCGCACCGACCGCGCTTTTGAATCGGTCAATCTCCGCTTGTGTCAATCCATCAAAGACGAAATCATCGCCGTTCCAATAACCCATGTCCTTTTCCAATTTATCCAACGCGCCTTGCAATTGGTTTTCCAAGAATTTCTTCTTCAATTGGTTCACGACAAGGTTTTTCAAAACGGAATTGACGGTTGTTTCCATCGCTTTTGCCGCATCTTCGCCCTTGCTGAATGCTTCAACCAGCGCATCGCCCAAGTCGTTTGCAAAGTCCTTTGCGGTTGTCTGCAACAAGTCGTTGGATATTTCGTCAATCATATCTTCGATTTGTCGCCCAAGTTCCGCATATTGCTCCTTGAAATCATTCACGCGGTCGCGGTCGGTTTTCTTCTTTCTTTCTTCCGCTTCCCATGATGCTTTCAAGTGTTCTTGTTGCTCTTTCATGTTGCGGATGGCTGCTTGTTGGTTCTTGTAAACCTCGCCGCCCAACGCTTTGCCAATCTGCCATTCAAGTTGCTTGTAAGCGTTTTCAAGCTGCTTGATTGCCTTTTGATGCTTCTTGATTTGCTTTTCTGCCTTTCGGTCGCGCGAATTAAACAGGTCGAAAGCGGATGACAACAAGCCGATTGAGCCTTGGATGACTGAAAGCGGATTTCCGGTCGCGATACCTTGCGCAACTTGGCTTGCACCGTCCATGATGCCGCCGATGTCGCCCAAAATGGCTTGGGTTTCGTCATCCATCGTAACGCCCATCTTTTGCAATCCGTTCGTTACGGCGTTGAATGTTCCGTTGATAAGGTCAATCGAACCGGAAACGGCGGTTGCAACGTCTTTGGTCGCTTTTTTGGCTTCATCGCTTCCCAATCCCTTTCCATCCTTGGTTGCTTCTTTTAGACGCTTCCACGCCGCGCCAAGGGCGGTGAACGGGTTGCGTTTCTCAACCTCCGAACGTGCCTTGTTCAATTGGTCGGTCAAGGCTTTCAAGTCTTGCGGATTCAAGTCAACGCCGATGGTCGCTTTCATGCCCTCAATCTTGGCGATTAGCTGCTTGATGGTCTTTGTTGTCAACTCGTCAAGGTTGCCGAAAAGGTTTTGCCAATCTCCGGAATTTTTAATCAAGTCGCTTTGCAACTTGGAAAGTTCGTCTTGTTCCGCCTTTGCAAGTTTTTCAAGCAAATCTTTGTTGCCGTTCAATTCTGCAATCCGGCGGCGTTCGGCGTATTGTTCCGCGATGCGTTCCTTTTTCTGCTCATATCCGCCATATTGGTTCAAGATGGCATCATAATCGCCGACCTTGCTTGTGTCCGTGTTGTACTTCTTCGTGCGGTTGGCGATTGCTTGGTCGATTTCCGCCCTTTCCGCGTCCGTGGATGACTTTGCGCGCTTGCGGTTCAACAATTCCATGTCTGCATTGAATTGTTCTTCAAGGCGGCGTTTCTGTTCCACAAATGATGCGTATTCGTTCAACAATGCGTCCGTTTGTTGCTTCGCCTTTTCCTGTGCTTGCTTTTCGGCATTGTCAAGGGCTTCTTTTTCGGCGTTGTCAAGTTCCGTTCCATCGTTGGCAAGCTGCTTGCGCTTCGCTTCGATGACGTTCAACATTTCTATGACGGTCTTTGCGTTTGACAGGGAATCCGACAATTCATTGTTGAACGCTTCAAGGACGGTTTTCTTTGTTTCTTCCGCGATGGCATCATTCAGTTGGCGCAACTGCTTGTTTTGCGTCTTGGAACGATTGGCAACGTCAACTTGCAAGATGATGTCGCGTTGCTTCTTCAAATAATCAATGTACGTTGCACCCTGTTTCAAAAGCCCGTCAAATTCCTTTTTCGCCGCTTGCTGAATGATTGGGTCGTTGGAATTGACCCATTTCAAAAAGCGGGAATATTCGCTTTTGTATTTCGCCAGCTTTTCAAGGAACGCATCTTTCTTCGTGCCACCTCCACCGGATGAACGATGATGGCTGCTGCTGCCACTACTCCCGGATGATGTCGTTGTCTTTCCGGTGATTTTGTCGGCTTGCTTCTGCAATTTCTCAATTTCCGCCATAGCCTTTTTGTAATCATCGTTATTGGTAAGGTGTTTCAAGGCTTCTTGCTTCAACTGAATGGCTTGTTCAATCGCGCCAAGTGAACCTTTCGTGTACGTTTGCGTTGCACCAATTCCGGCTTTTTTAAGGATGTTCCATCCGTTCCTTTCGGCGTTGGCGGCGTTCTTAAATCCCTTTGATATTTCCGCGCGCAAGCCATCAAGGGCGGTTTTCGCTTTCTCCTTTTCAATGTTGGCGGTTTCCACCCAATAGCCCGTGCCGAACGTTGATGTCTGAACCCACATGGATTTTGTGTCCGGCATCGCGTTGTATTCCTGTTCTTTCTTGATTAGTTCCTTGACCTTTTCTTGCGCTTGCTGCAAATAGATCGTGGCTTTCGCCTTTTCGATTTGCGCATTGATGAACGCCGTTTTGTTGGCAACAAGGATGTTTTCGGCATCAACCACATCACGAACGGAAACGCCCAAATCCTCAAACGCTTTCTTGTTGTTTTCGATGAATTGCTTCTTCGCTTCAAGGTCGTTGCCAAGCGCATTCCACTTGTCGGACAACTCCATGATGGATGCAATGGGCTTGTAAGCGTTTTCCGATATGACATTATACCATTCTTCGGTTGCTTTCTTGGATTCGTTCGCCTTGCTTACGAAATGTGACACAAGCGCAATCAAAGCGGATATTCCGGCAAGAATCCAACCGAACACCGGAATGGATTTGATTGCCGCGCCGACCATGCGGAACGCCCCGGCAAGTCCGATGTTCGCCACCGTTCCGGCGGTTGCCGATGCGGTTTGTACGGCTTGCGCTGCTGCCGCCCCCGTGGTTGCTCCAACGCTTGCGGTCTTGGCGGTGTTGCTCGCCTGTTCTGCCGCCGCATTTGCGGTTGTTGCCGCCGTGGATGCGATGGTTGCCGTTGTATCTGCCGCCGTTGCTGCCGTGGATGCGATTTGTTCACCACGACCGACCGCCAACAAGTTATTCCACCATTCCTTTGCCTTGTTCAATGTGATAAGGGAAAACGCGGAATCCTTGTTTAAAGTTTGCGCCACCTGTTGCAATCCCATCGTGATTGACATCAACGATTGGACTTTCAACATAATCTTTTGCAAATTCTCGTTTTCTCCGGCAAACAAAGCAACCGCGCCTTGTGCCGCCGTGAATCCGCCAACAACACCATTCAAGCCGGACAAAATGCCCGCAAATGTCGCTTCATCGTTTGCAAGAACGCTTCCTTGTGATTGGATGTCGCCTTGGATGTCCTGTAAACGTCCAAGTTCATTCACCATCCTTTTGTATGCTTCGGATTGCTCGTCAATGCCGTTGGCAACCGCATCCGCCATTTCTTCTTTCAAGGCGCGAATTTGCTGACGCAACGAAACATGGGCTTGTGCGGTGTTTTCCGCTGCCGCCCTTGCCTGTTCCATCCGGCTTGCTTCATCTTCCAGCGCGTTTGATTGCTCGCGCAACTCGTTCAACAAGGATTTGCGGGTTGCGATTTCACCCTTGATGGCTTGGGCGCGGTCGCGCAAGGCACGATATTCATTATCGTTGCCGCTTTTCAACGCGCCGTTCATCGTTTGGGTTATCTGCTCATACTCCTTTTTTAGGGCGGCAATCGCGTTTTCGTGCATTTCACACGCCGCGCCGATTTGGGAAAGTCCGTTGCGGATGTCCTCACTTGCGGATGCTGCACCCGCATTGGCGCGCTGCAAGTTGTTCAATTCGTTAATCAAGGCGACCATTCCTTGTTTTTCCCCGTCAAGTTCCGTGCGTGCCGCGTTCGCTTGTTCAATCAACGCATCTTGCGCCGTGCCGGGTTCAACGGAATTGATGCGTTCGTTCAAGTCTGCAACGGTCTTTTCCAATTCTTCGATGACGCGCTTTTGGATTTGGATGCTTTCAACGATTTCTTGCGTTGTGTTGTCCATCGTGTCACCGCTTCCAACAACGGCATCCGAAAAACCTTGAACACGGCGCAATGTTTCTTCAATCGCCGCGTTCATTTGGTCGTTGTCCATAATGGACGTAAAGGACAATGCGCCCCCGTTTACATCTGCCATATTTCTACATTAAAGAATTTACATAATTCAAAATCGTATCACTATTTTCTTGCGTCAACGTGATTTCCTCAACCTCGCCATCCGTGTTGTCGTAACTTGGCGCGTCAATCATCATGCGTTGCACAACCGACCACGCAATGCCATGTAGCAAATAATCGTATGTCCAACCGAAATGCTCACATATCGCACCCCGGCGACCAAGCGGGGAATTTAGCCCGCTTTGCTTTACTCTATCCGATTCGGCACGGTGGTTCTTTCGATTGACATCAATCGAATAGAGTTCACAAAATCCCCCAAGTTGCTCATGGTGTTCACGATGTTGTAAAGCTGATGCAATCGGGATGGCTTGATTTTCCGGGCGAACAAGTCCGTCAATTCTTCCAATCTCTTTTCATCCTCAACCCATATCGTGCCAGCTTTGCAAGGCTTGGGAATCAATCGTTCTTCACCCAATGCGGCGATGGCAACGACCTTTGCCGCGCGTCTTGCGTGGAAATGCGCCAATGTGCGCGCCGCTTTCATGCTTTCGGGCTTCTGCATTTCCTGTTCGTCAATTGCAAATTCCACCCATTCAGCCGAAAGGCGGTCAAGCGTTGACAACGTGGGTTCTTGGATTGTGAACTTGCGCGTAACTTCGTGCGGGATGTGTTTCTTGACCAACCCCCAAAAGCGCGTCTTGGTTTCAAATTCCACATCCTTGACCTCAAAGGAAACGCCCTTGCCGATTATGGTGTTCAACTCCCGGCGTTCCTGTTCAAGTAGTGTTTTTTCGTCTTTTTCGCTGCTCATGTTGATAAAAAAAATAAAAAGTCCCCAAAGGCTTTTTTGTTACCTCCGGGGACTTCGGGTTTTCTTGTTTGTTATGATGCCCCGCGCCTTACCCCTTTTTAGGAACGCCGCGCAAGGCTTTGCCAGCCGTAACCGCGCAAGGTGTGACGGTAAAATCAACAAGGAAAATTCCCTTTGCGCTCATGTCCGCGTTGATTACCGCTTCAATGTCGCCGTTTGGAATCTCAAAGTCAAGTCCCTGTTCGGTTACAACCTTGATGGCTTTGTTGGCAACAACCTCGTCACCATCATAACCCCATCCATCTTCGCCGACCTTTGCGCCGCCAACGTATGACACAAGGTCATCAACATTGGCATCCATCATGGAAAACGTCAAGGTCGGCATCTTGCGCGACTTCTTGCGAACCTCCGGGGCGGCTTTGCCCTCCTCGTAATGTTCGGTGACATCGGCGGCATCTTGGGTCATCTTGCAAGTGTCCTTGTAAGTCTTTCCAATCTTCGCCATCTGCACGGGCATTGTACCCTCCGCGCTTGCCGCGCCAACTTGGATTTCACACAAACCAAGTGTTATTACTGATGCTCTATTATCTGCCATAATTATGAAAAATTAAATTTGAATATTCCAATCAATGCGGATGTTCGCGAAATGCTGCTTGGTGTTCGGCTCGTTCATGATTGACATCGTGCCGGGTATTGCTTTGATTCCGTGAATCCGCGAATTACGGATGATTGCCGTGACTTCTCTTGCCAAGGCTTTCAATCGCGGGTTATTAGCGGACAACATCATCTTGCCTTTTATCTTCTTCGGCGTGTCGCTCACATAGATGTTGACGTTAGATGTACCAATTTGCGGGGTGGTATCAATCGCCAAATCAACCGTGTTCACGACAATATCTTCTTCCGTTGAATTATCCGGTCGGTCGCCCTCATGGTAACAACCGCCCTTGGCGGATGTCTTGCCACGCAACAACCCAATCAATATTTCGTTTGTTTCAAATGAATCTATCATTCTGCCGCACGTTTGATGTTTGAAATAAGTTTCTCCAACATTCGGGGCAATTCCCGTTCTGCAAGGTGTTCCGCGCTTGACAACACGTTATATCCTTTCGCTTCGACATAGGCGGCATAATTCATTCCAGCTACAACCACAAGGGCAATGCCCTTTGTTCCTTTTCCGATGGTTTCCGCGATGTTTTGTCCGGACTTGATGCCCGTTTCGGCTGCATTGCTTTCCGCGCCGCTTGCCGCATCGAATTGGGAATGAATGGCAACGCCATCAACAAAGACTTCGTAACCCGTTGACGATAACAACGCGCCCGTCTGCATCATGTAACCCTTGTTTGTCCTTGCTTCGACCAAGCACATTTCGCCAAGTCTTTGCAACCGGGCAATCTGCTTTTTCTCAATCTCATTCAAGAACGCATCGAATCGCTTGCGCACATCGTCTTTGGTGAAATTCGGTTTTATAGCCATAATCGTGAATGTAATTGTGCCGCATCAAAGTTCAAGCATATTCCGGAAATGCGGATGTCCGAACAATCAATATCGTTTGCAATGATGACGCGTGCGCCCTTGTTTACCTTTGGGCAAGACTTGGGCAACTGAATGACGGATGTTGCCTTGTAGGACTTGCCCCCGGCAACTTGGTATTCCGTACTTCTGCCATCGCTTTCTTCCCGGCATCGGGAAAGAAACTTGCGCGATGATTCGCTTTCCGACCAATAACCCTGTTCATCCTGTACGGCATCCGGGGTTTCCTCAATGAAAAGGAAATGTGGGTATTGCTTCACGTTTGCCATAATCACCACATGTTTGAACGGTTGCGAATCTTCGGACGTGTGGCAAGCAAGTTTTCCTTGCCATATTCATTGCAAAGGGCGTTGTAATACATCTTCATCGCTTCAATGTTCCACGAAATAGACATTCCGCCCTCGGACACGTTTTGCATCGCGCCTTTCAGCACAACGGAAAAACGATTGTACACGGCGACATCGCATTGTTCCACGGATGCCGGGGCATCTGCATCAATGCCACCTTTCAACATGATGATTTCGATGTCATCATCCGAAAGGTTCATGCCGTTCAACGATTTGGTCAAATATTCCTTGTTTGTCATATCCACTTGCATTTAACGAACGCCGGGGCGGTGTCCGAGGCTTAAACCGCCACCGCCCCATTGTTCAATGTTAGTTCTTGTTCCACGATGTCGCGTTCACTTGCATCAACACGGAACGTCCGGCAAGATTCCACGCGGGGAAAAGGTTTGCAATTCCCTCGGTAACTTCCTGTACCGGGCTTTCGTTGGAATACTTCTTGACAAGGGTGTGTCCGTGCATAACCTTATCGGCTACGCTGCCGGGCATTGCCTTTGCGTCAATCGGCTTTTTCCAATACGTGTTGCCAAGTACCTTGCTTTCGCTGAACAACATCACGTCATCCTCAAACGGATTTTCCGTCAAGCGTGAACCGTCCGCAAGTTCAAGCGTGATGTCTTGGTCAATCACGATGATTTGCAAACCGCGATAAAGTTCTTTCTTCTTGGCAAAGTACGCATTGACCGTTGCAAGGTCGGGCGCATCCTGTGAACCGACAACGTTCTGAACGAATGACGCACACTTCTTGTAAACTTCCTCTTGGGATGCGAACTTCTCGAATGTGTCAACGTTCATAAAAAGGAACTTATAAGTTGCGCCATAGAGTTTCTTGCCCAACTTCAAGGCTTTTGGAATGTCCACGGTCAAAGGCTTTGCGCCTGTGCCTGTTGAATATGAAACGGAAACGCCGATTTTCTGCTCCGCAGGGATAAGGTAATCAACGTCATATTCGGTGACGATTGCCGCGTTGTTTGAATTGGTGAATGTCACCTTGCCAAGTGAAATTTGCTTCAATGCAATCCATTCGGCGCGGGCGGCAACGCCATCCCAACAAAACTTGGTATCTTCCGCCCAAAACTCCACAAGTGCTTTCAAATCGGGGTTGTTTGACGACATGGCAACCATGATGTCATATTCGGTCAATTCATCCTCGTTCTTCTCGCGCGAAATGGTAATCTTGGGAATATCACCTTGAATGCGTGAAATCGCTTCACGGGTCTTGCGGGGAATTGTCGCGCCCCTTGAAACAAGGTCGGCGGCAATCTTCAAGCCCGATTGCGCTTCAAGCATCTTCCACGTCAAGAAATTGGTTTCTTTGAGTGGGAAAAGGGTTGGATAATAGTAATCTTTGAGGTCATAGGTACGAATAACCGCGCCCATGTCCTTTTCATTCAACCCTACCATTAACGATTTCTGCATATCGGTTTACTTGATTAGGGGTTAAACATACGAAACGTTTTTCACGCCGTTCTTGATGGCATCGTTCACGATTGGCGCGTTGCTCTCTCTTACAACGGCGTGAACCCAAGCGGAAACGAAAAGGTTGCTTCCCTGTTCCACGTCCTCGTTGCTTCCGGCGATGGCGCACGGAACGATTTTCAAGGTTTTGTTTGCGCCGCTTGATTCAAACGCGCAAGTTCCAACCTTGACAATTGCGCCAAGCGTTGTGCCTACGGTGATAACGTCCTTTGCGGGATTGGACTTGTCAATGGCGGTGATGGTCTGACCATTGCAATCTGCGGTCGCAAAGTGGTCGCCAACCTTGAAATGATGACCTTTCGCAACCTCATAGGTCTTGGCGGCTGCATCCGCTTCGGTGATAACCTGTGCGGTCTTGCATACCTCAAACGCGCCATTCTTGCCCTTGCCAATTGGCGTTCCCTCAAACAATGACGAACCGCCAAGGTTGGCGACTGATACCGTCACGCCGCCGGGGATGTCCGCGATTCGGTGCAAAATGCACTTGACAACGCGGTTGTCCTTTGCTCTTTTAATTGTCAACGACATAATTTGCAATTTAATGGGTTAAACTTCTTTGCCCGATAACTCGTTGTTTTCGGGTTTAAGGCTTGCCACATAATCGGCAACGCCCTTGGAAATACCATCTTCGTTCTTCTGCGCGAACATGGGCTTTCCACTTGCGCCACCAAGGGCGGCATTCGCCACGTTTTGATTTGCGGTTTCGATGTCCGCCGCCTTGTCGTTCAAGTATTGCGTGAAATCATCATCGGTTGCGAATGACATTCGGGCGAAATCTTTCAAGGTTTGTGCCTTGAATGTTTCATCCTTGCATCCGTTCAACTTCTCATTGAGTGCCGCAAGCCTTGTTTCGGCAATGTTCTTGGTTTCGTAACCGGACAATTTTTCCTCAAATGGCTTGACCGCTGCCGCGACCGCCGCTTTGACAATTTCCGCAATGTCGTTCGGATTCTCGGATGGTTTGTTGCCGGGTTCAACTTCCTTTTCCTTGAAATCGTACTTCTTGCGTAAATTGGTTTCAAACGTCTTGTTACTTTCGGACACCTCTTTGTCCACGTCTTTGCGATAATCCTTGATGAACTCGTTCACTTGCGCATCGGTGATCTTTTCTACAAGGGCTTTCGCTTCATCCTCGGTTGATGCCTGTAAAGCAAGAATGCCCGCCAACACATTCAATCCGTCTTTTCGCGCGCCTTGGAATTTCGCCACAAGTAACGCCAAAATTGTCTTTTTCATTGAACAAATACTTTTAGTTAAAAATCAAATCTTGGGCAAAGGTAGTATGTTTTATAGTGAAACACGCGCGTTTTTGGGGTAAGATATGCCCAACTTATCAACAATTTTGCATTGCAAGTGCATTTTTTCGCGAAAATGCTTGTTTTATTAAATAAATTCACTACATTTGCAATGTGTTTCATAGTGAAACATACCCGCAAGGGTTCTCATTTAAAAACTTTCGCAACAATGGATGCAACAATTTTCAACGAAAACGAAATCAAAACGATTTTGGTTAATGTGGTTAAGGAATTATATCCTTTTTATCGGGAAATAAAACCTTGGGTGGCAATATATAGCAAGGACAAATTCTTGAATCTTGACAATGAATATGTAAGTTTGAAAGTCAATTATGACAACTTTGGAAAGATATTCATCAAGGATGGAAAACTTGTCGCAAGGGGTGGTTTTCGTGGGGGTATCGGTGTTCAAATGGATGTTGATTCAATCGAACAAGGCATCCGAACCTTGATTAAATCATATTTCAATATTAGATAACAATAACCGGGCGGTTCGCGCCGCCCACAATTTCGCAACAATATGGCAACTGAAAAGCAAGTAAAACAGGCAATCAAACAAGTTCTTGATTCTGAATACATGAACAAGATGGTGACTTTTGACAAGGGATGGAAATTCAAGGTCAAGTCTTACAACATCCGCACACGTTCAATATTCATCCCCAAGGATGAACGCGATGACTACGGATGCGATGTTGACGCAAACAAGTTCTTCGTCATTGAGTTCAACAACGCCAAGGATGAAATGGACGCGACCGATGCCGCCGCCATCTGCTTGACCCTCAACCCCACCGGACAAATCGGAACAACGGGCATCCCTTATGACTACGAAATCGAATCGGTAACATCCGACCTTGATTTGGACATTTACGAAAAGGTATTGGCAATCATCAACAACAAGTAATATGAAATTGATAACACCAAAGCAAAAGGAACTTATCATGAAGTTAAAGTCGATTTGCGACAACAAGGATTTCGGGAATCCGCTTGATAATGTCAATTTGGACGCGTTCACCATCGGCGATGCAAGCACGTTGATAAAAGGCTTGCTTGGCTTGCAAAAATGCAACAAACTTGCATTCAGTGGTGTTGTGGTTTCCAATTCATACTTGTTCCAATGCGCGCTGGATGATGTGTTTGACACCATCGAAAAATATCAAAACAAATAATAATTCGCCGGGGCAACCCCGGCACAAATTTCGCAACAATGAAAAAGAATATCGAACAAGCCCTTGCGGCTTTCAGTTATGACGAACAACGCCGGATGCGCGATGTGATAACCGCCCTTGACAATGGCAAGGTGTACTCCGTTGAATTTTTTTCCGATGGTTCGGGTGTATTGTTTGAATACTATCATCCGACCATCAACCACGGATGCCCCGGCACATTGGCATCATCGTTCCGCACGGAACAAGCAATGATAATCCTTGCCGGACACCGCTTGCGTTCACACGAACTTCCAAAATGCTTTTGACGTATGGTTTGGAATGACACATCAAGTTTATACACGCCGCGTTGTAAAGACTTCAACGCGGCGTTCAAAGGGATGCCGGGCATAACTACACACGCCACCGAAATATCCCGTGATGATGGCACGTTTGCCGATTTTGACGGGGCGGTTTACATCAATCACCGGGAATGGGTGGCAATCACCGCCACCGATGGCAAATTCATTGTGTACATCAATAACCCCGGTTGTCCTGTTGATGCCGATGGTTGCCCGGTGTTCACCAAAGAACACCCACAACAACAATGGGTGTTCGGATATTACGAATCGTTTAACCGGGCTTTGAATCGCGCCGTTGCCATTACAAAGGCGCGCAAATATCCAAAGCCCATTGAAATATGGTAACATTAATCACGGATATTGCAAGAACTGCTTTTGGTACAAATGGAATCATTGTTTCATGCAAGATGTCGAAACAAAAGATGATTCATATTGCCCGGACTACATCAACCGAAATCGCACAAAAGAAACGTTGGATGACGTTTTGAAAAGCTGGGTTGAACGCGGATTGACAACGAATGTTGAATTAGAACATATAAAAAATGGAAATCATGGATAAAAGACAAGAAATTGAATCCATCGCAAGCCGATATGACTTGGATGTTGACTTCGTGCAACAACTGCACGACAAAGTAACGGACAAGGAAAACTTTGCCCGTGCCGTGAAAATGTTCGTGGATGGCACATTGCCATTCGCCGTTGCAACCGGGGATGCGCCTATCAATGTGGCATCCATCCGGCACGATGTCGCCGTGAATATGTGGAACGCCCGCAAGATTCGCTCCGAACGTGTCAAGGAACAAATGGAAATGCAACGCCGAATTGTGGAATATTACAACGGGTGCAAGCGCATGACAATGGCACACGCCAAAGACAACCGCATCCGGGAAACGGTGTTCATCAAGGATGGCATCATCGTGGCTTTCGGGCATTTTGAACCCAAACAAGGCGGAATTTACGCCGCCAACAATCCCGTGATGCCGGATTTCCGTTGGCAACCACATGAAGCCTTGGCAAGGTTGCGCAAGATGAACCGGGCGTTTTATCGCAAGGTGAAAAAGGCGGCAACCAAATCGCCCCGTGAATGGTTCGATTTCAGTAACACAACGATAAAAAGACAATGAACGGAACAACCATTTACCACGTTTCATTTGGCGATGATGACAACCATTATTTCGGTTCAATCGCCGCCATATTTGACTATTTCACGCCGCAACAACTTGGCGTGTCCGCTTCCCGGTTGTGGAATTATGGCATCACGGAAACTAAGCCATACCGCAACGATAAGGTTATTATTCGCCGTGGGATGATACATCGCAAGAAAACGAATCGCAAAAACCCAAACGTAAATGGAAAAGGTTAATTTCATCAAGAACAACCCGGATGATATGATTTGGTGGGCTAAATCCACGGATACCATCGGCGAATGGCTTTTCACATTCGACAAAACCACCGTGTTCAATATGTTTCGGGATTACCCGGACAAATTGACAAAGAAACAAAAGGAAATCTTCGATAAGGAAAACCCGGAATGGGCGGAATTTTTCAAAGATAGAAAATGAACAAAGGGGCGTGAACCAATGCACGCCCCTTTGTTTTTACTTAATTGTTCCGTATTTGCCCTTTACCTGTTTATCTTCCGCCGTATTGATGTAACCCATCAACTTGATAAATGACGGGTCATTGTACAACTTTGATATTTCAATCATTTCGTAATACCATTCACGCCCATTTGCGAGAAATCGCCAACCAAAAACCTTTGCATTGAGCGGTTTCCAACCGTTGCTTGTGGCTGACTGCAATTCCAAATATTCATATTTACCCTTTGATACTTGACGGACGATTGCGGCATGACATGCAATTGCAAGATAATATTCCTTTCCGATTTCCGTTGTGCGCATCAATTCAATGCCGGACATCTTACCACGTCCCTTATTCGTGATGCCCCCCATTTTTCCTATAAACGATGATAAATGTGGGTGTGATGCAAAGTATTTCCGTGATTCGCCATCACGGAAATCCAATACATCATAACCGCCACGATTCGCGGCATACGCCAATCCAAGGGATGCGCAAGAACCCTTGGTTCGGTCGCCACCACCAATTCGGGTAATTATATCATCCATAGAAACTTCTTTTTGGTGTTTTTTGACTTCTCTATGTTCAATTTTGTTGGCTTGGCATTCATCAATGTTTGTTGAACAAAAACCTTTTTGTGCATCGTCATACCTTTGTTGCACATTCTTGATTTCGTTTTGAATATCCTTTGTAATGACAAGCGCATTGCGCGCCGTGGTTCGTTTCTCAGCAAGCAACGTTTTCAGTTTGGCAACATCCACCGTGCTTCCACACTTCGTAACACACGCATTTGCATCGGTGATGGCTTGTGCGTAATCGGCTTTTGCCTTATCAATTGCCGCACGAATCCGCGATGCGTCCAAAGAACCACCATTTGCCGAATTTAGCAAGGAAATATAGTTTGGATATGGTTCGGATGCTTCATCTTTCATCATATCGCGCGCATTAACAACCTTATATGACATGTCACCAATCCATTCCCCGGCATCCTTGATGGCATTTTCATAATCATTGATTGCCTGTAATGCCTTTGCCTTGGCTTCTGCAATCTTTGCCATTACTTGTGCTTTCAACCTATCACGGGCGGCATTCAGTTCCGCAACGCGCCAATATTCCTTTTTCCTGTAAACATCTTTGCACATGGTGTTGTACCACGCAACATCAATGCCATATAAACCACAAGCGTGCAACAATTCCCAATCATCATCATGGCGGTTTGCCATTTCGCTTTCAAACTTCAATTGTTCGCCAACTGACAATTTATCAAACGGCACATGGAAATCAACCTTTCCGGCGGGCGTGGTTGTCGGCATTGCAATCTTCAATCCCTTGCCCAATTGTCCATCCACGAAATTATCCTTGATGAAATACGGGGTGGATGCCCATCCCTTTTGTGCTTCCACATGGTCTTTCACCCACGCTTTGAACCCATCCGGCACATCGGAAACGGCGTTCTTTGCCTGTTGGTGTTTGTAGGTTGTTCCACGCAACGCCGCTTTGAGGTCGCCAAGTTCGTTTTCATCGAATGTTTCTTCATCCATCAAAACGGGCGTGGCGTAACACATACATTGCGGATGCCACCCCTTGAACTTGAATGTCTTGGGGTAACGTCCGACCAACTTTGCGCATGTGTCGCACTTGCACAACGGCTCATGGTTGCTTCGGTGGATTTCAAACCCCACGACAAAATCCAACGATTGCCACCGCTGCCAATCGCTTTCCCGGTAAGCCATATTGATTTCCGACCGGGTAAGGCGCATTGCGTTCTTGTATGATGAACGATAAACGCCACGCCCCGGATGGAACGCCGCCGCACGTTTGGACAATACAAGGTTGCCCCGCTTGTCCCGGACGCGCCGGAAAAGGCGGTTTGGTTCGCGCAAGTTCTGCCGGACATCACGGGATAGTTCATCCGCGCTTCTTCCCTCACCAAGTCCGACATCAAGGGCGGATTCCATTTGCGCCTTGTATTGGTCAACGTACTTCCATACGCGTTGCGAAAGGTTCATTCCATCCACCTTGCGACTTTGGAACGCCGAAAGCGCATCCAAGTTGCGGTCTTGCATCTTCTTCAAGCGTGCCTTGCTCAACTTGGATGTGTCCATGATGGATGAAATGAACCCGTCATTCTTGGCACAAGCGAAAAGCCATTGTTTCTTTGAACCGGATTCGATGACGGTTGTCACACGGGATGCCAATTGTTCCGTGATGCGCTGCATCTCCTTTTTCACGGATGGGTACATATCGAACGAAAAAGGCTTGTCGGGGTCAATCTTGCCGCGCGCTGCCGCCCTTGTGATTGCCGTTGTCGCCTTGTCATACAGGCTTTGCACGGCTTGAACATACGCGTCCGTTGTCCTGTAATGCCGCATGTCCCATCCTTGAATGGAAAATCGTGTTGTTTTCTGCCTTTTTGCCATTACTTCTTGGTGTAATAGCGACAACGCCAAAACCCATCATCCCCCGGATTGCATTTGGCGCATACGCAACAATAAAGATTGTCAAGCGCACGCACCCAATATTTGCAGTTGTCGCAAAGGTTCGTTTTACTCATTCTTTCTTGGTTTGAAATGTTCACATTGTATGTCATTGAGGAACTTGCACCATCGCCCGTGTTCCGTCTTGTGATCTTGTTTGCAACGGCACAATATCAAATGCCCATCAATCGCCTTGGAATGCCAATCGTATGATTCCGCGCAATCCCGGCATCGGAATTGTGGCTTTTTCGCCTGTTCCTTTGCCGGGGTTCTTGTTGTTCTTGGATAACGTGGCATTACGCATCGCCCTCCAATTGCGGTTCACCGATGATGAATGAATTGTCGCGCGTGTCCTGTTCTTCCAACTTCTTCATGGTCATTTCCGGATTCTTGGAAATACCCGCGCCGATGATGGATTCTTCTTGCGACACAACGGGTTTGTTGCCGTTGGCGGTCATCCAATAGTTCAAATCGTCAATGTCTGACGTAATCATGTAAGGGATGATTTCGGGTTCAATCATAATGGATTCGCACGCATCCGCCAAGCTGGTGTTCATCTGCGCGATATACTCCAAGATGACATTCACACGGCGTTGCAAGTAATCATCAAATATTTCGCACTTGTCTTGCACTTTCAAATGTGCGTCCATGAAAAGCAACTTCAACGCCACGCCGGACATCGCGCCCAATCCCTTGACCGCATCAAAGGAAATGTCGGGCGTTTGCGTTATGGTGTAAATCAGTTTCAACAACGTGTCAATCTCCAACTTGACCGCTTCCGGTGCTTGCTGCCATGACACATATTGCATTGTTGCGCCCTCTTCGCCCTCGATGACCGCGCCGGATTCGCCTTTCTGCGCCCATCCGTTGATTTGTCCGGTCGTGAAAATCTTCGGGCTTGCGTGATAATCGTTCGTGTCGGCAAAGTTCGACAACAAGGTTTCCAATCGGTCAATCAACGCGTTCACATCCTCGGTTTCAAACTCCGGTTGATGTCCGTATATTACAGGAATTTTGTTGATGCCCGTCTTTTTTGGATAACCATCAACGCAATCAAATCCGTTCGCGCCGTTTATCCACAACCAATGTTCGGTGTCCGTGAACGTTTCAAAATAGTTCGTGACAACACCATCACGGGTTCGGGCAAAGGAACGTGAAAACGCCACCATGTCGCCCGTTTCATCGAAATATGGGTAAAGCGTATCACCATAGGCGGGCGAAAAGATGGTACAACGCATTTTGAATTGCGATGGAAAGCCATATTTCGTGTTCGGGCTTTCAACCGGATACCAATATTCTGCGGCTTCCTTATATCCGAAAATGGAACGTCCAATCTTGCGATTCAACGACTTGCACTTCACGCCATACATAATGCGGTCAAGGGCGCGCGCAACGGCTTCTTCCTGTTCGTTCTCCGGCGTTGAATTGTATGCCGGTGAATTGCCGAACACGAATGATACCGCACGTTTGATTATCAACTTTTGAATGGCAACGGCGACACGCGCCACGCGTACCGTCTTGAAATTGACGCTTTCCCCATCGGTTGAAATAACCTTTTGCGCGGAATCCGCTTCATTGTCCGCCGAAACTTGAACGCGCTTATCCGGGCGCAATATCGGCGACATAATATCATGCAACTTCGGGTCAAGTGCTTTGTTCGCACTCTCCACATCGGGTTGTGGAATGAAACGGCAAGACTTCAATTCGGAAATCACATCGTTTGCCGTTGCAAGCTGAAAAATTTCTTGTATCGTCATATCATTTTTATTGTTTTGAATTATCATACTTGACCAAACAGGGCGGCAACGCTCGTTTGCTTGCCTTGCTTGCGTTTCTCAATCGTTCCGGTCAATGCGTCCGGCGCGTCATCATGTTCATTGCGTCCGGCTTTCAGATAGCCACAAATCGCCTTTGCAAATTCCGGGAACAAATGCTTCCATCCTTGCGGCATGAACGTCAAGTTCTGAACCATCGCCGAATGGGAATAAATGCGCGTGTCTTTGTTCTCGCGCTGGGCAAAGGATGTGAACTTGGTCTTGCCATTGCCAAGCAAACGGCATTGCCTTTCCACGTTGTTCTTGAATAGGCGACCGCCATTGTTCGCTTCGACAATACATTGCGCAACGCCGTGTTTCGTCAACATCTTGGCAAGGGCGGGTTCGGTGAACTCCACGGGTTTTGTCGTGTAAAGCACATCCACGATGTAATTGCCCACTTCCGTTTCATCGTACACAATGCCGCAAAGGTAGTCCGCGCCCGTGTCGGCGGTGTCCACATAACAACGGCGTTTGACGCATGCCGTTGCCGGGCGGATAAGGTATTCAACGAATCCGGCTTCATACATCAAGCCCGCACGGGGTTGCGGGTCTTGTTGGTAAAGCGATTCAAACACTTGTGGATTTCTGCTTCGGATGGCTTGCAGCTTTTCAAGGTTGTGTCGTTCCGCCCATAATGGTTCACCCTCTTGTCTTGGGTCGTATTCGGTCGGCGCGCCCTCCTTGATGGCTTGATACACCACGACAACCCATCCATTCGGGTTGTCCTTGGCATCATAAACGCCTTGTTCGCGTAACAACTTGCCCGCAAGGTCATCTTCATGCCATCGGGTAAATACAATCAATTGGCGCGAATCGTTGTGCAAACGTGTTTCTGCAACGGTATCGTACCAATCGGATATGTTTTCACGGACAATTGGCGACCATGCCGTTTTCGCGTCCTTGTAAATGTCATCCATGATTAGGATGTCCACGGGTTCACCCGTCAACGCACCACCAACGCCCACCGTCTTGAATCCGCCAACATGGTTCACAATCTCGCATTCTTCGGTTGTGCGGATGTAACCACGCCCGGAATCATCGGCAAAGCTGGATTGACCAAGCGTTGTTTCCGGGAATATGTTGTGATACTCCGGCGTATCAATCACACGTTGGATTTCGCGGTTGAACTTTTTTGCCTTGGTTGCCGAATAGGAAACGACCGCCAAGCGCAAGTCCGGGTTGCGCCCTAACAGGTACGCGGGCAAACGGCGCGTTGAACCCTCGGATTTTCCATGCTGCGGCGGCATGAACACCATCAACTTTTTCACGCCACCATCCGCAAACTTGGATAAGACGTGATAATATCGGCGATGAAAATCAGCCGGGCGGAATGTCGGCATCGTGGCAAGTGTAAAGCGCAACAAATCGGAACGACTTTCACGATAAAGCCGTTCTTGCATCGCTTGGATAAGCTGAATCCGTTCGCTTCTTGTTGCTGCCATTACTCCAATTTCCTTTTCAGTTCTTCAATTGTGCTTGTCAATTCCTCATCGGTCTTGCTCGCAAACAAATCCTTTCCATCTTTCCCGGTCACTTCCGTTGATTGTTTGTTCTTCCAATGTTCCGGGTCGCCATTGGTCAACGTGAATATGATTGCCGCCGTGTCCGCTTGGATATGCTTCTTTGTGTTCGTCTGCTCCTTGATAATCGGTTTCGGGTTGCCTTTCTCGTCTTTCACCTTGCCGGGAACGGTGACAACCTTTGTTTCCGTTACGTCATACCCTTGTATCTTCTTCAACAATGACTTCTTGGCTTCTTGCACAAAAAATTGCATCCGTTCATCTTTGGCATCCGCAATCATTTGCCCAAACTCCGGATGTTCTTCTTTCCATTGATGGAATGTCTTTGGTGTTATTCCCACTTGGCGGCAAATCTCGGCGATTGTGTATGTGTCCGACTTGACAAGCCCGACAATTTGGTTTACAATCTTTGGTCTATACTTTGCCATAATTGCCTTTTTTAGTTGATTTTTATCACTTTAATCACTCTTTCAGTTCGACCGAAAAGCCACGGTCTTGCAGTTCACTAAACAACAACGACAACTTTGTGACATCGCCACATTCAACAATCAACCGGGTTGATATTTCCTTTTTCCCCGATGATTCTTCTTGTTCGGGTTCTTCTTGCACGGAAACATCAACGCCCCATTCTTGCGGTTCAAAACCCCATTGTTGTGAAACTTCTTCAATCAAGGATTCATCCCATGCAAGGTTGGCTTTGCTTGTGGCGTTATCTGCAAGCGCAAGTTCACGTCCCTTGGCGGAATCAAGATCAATGTCTTTTCGCTTGACCGCGACAAGCTGGTTTCCGTCAACCTCCACCACCAAAACATCGGTGAATCCAATGTCGGCGGCTTTCTCTGCGGTCTTGTTTCCGGCGATGATGCGGTTATTCTTGTCAATAACGATGGAACGTGCCAATCCGAATTTGCGCAATGATTCATCCATCAATCGGTCGCCATATTCCGTTCCCTTGTTGAAATTCTTGTTGTCCGGCACAAGACTTTCGATGTTGGTTTCAATGATTTTCGTCATAGCTGGATGATTAAGCGCAACAACATCATAACAGGAACGGAAACGCACGCGCCGGACGCTGCGCCCATTGCGGTGAATGCGAAATCCATCAATTCAACCGTTCCGTGTCCCTTTGAATCCCACCATTCCTTGATTGCTCCGGCAATACATCCGGCGGCAAAACCTATTGAAACGCCGAAAAGACACCCGAACACCAAGCCAATCACAATGCCGACATACAAATGTTTGCGCTTGTCGGGCATTTTGGCGGCTTCTGCAACGCTTTTCCACACTTCCGCGATAACTTCACCCACTTCAACCCAAAACGCCCTCAAATGGGCTAAAAACGGCGTTTTCTGAAAAACACGTTCCCCGGCAACGAAAACGGGCGGTTGTGTCTTTCCGGACATTACTCCCAACCATACCTTGCCGCCGAACAAGATATTGATTCTTTCCTTGATTGATGGCTTCCAACATGACACACATTGTTTGCCATCACACCAAACGGGCAACGTGCCACACTCCGAATCCGACAATGTGCCGGGCTTCTGCAATACCTTTGTGGATTGGTTGAAATTTATTGGTTTCATATATGTAACTTTTTGATATTATGCAAATGCAATGCAAAGATAAAGGGCGTTTCACTATAAAACACCCTTTATCGAATTAAGTTATCAAAAAGTTATCCACTTATGCTTTCATGCGGACGGGCAATCCGGCATAAGTCCACGCAAGCAACGCGGCATCGCGTGCGTCTTGATTCGTTCTTCCCATGATTCCCGTGAATGATGTAAGTTCCTCATGTGTTATCTTGCGGTCTTTGCCTTTCCAACACTTCAACAACGGGATGTGTGGCAAGACTTCGATTCCCCAATGTTCGCACATTTCGATGATTTTGCGCCCGGTTTCATGGTTCGCGCCGACATCCTTTGCAATCTTTTCCGCCTGTTTGCCTTGTGCGGCATGGAAACAAGATTTCTTGTTCATCCATCCGGCTTCAACGACCACAATCAAGGATTCGCCCGTTTCATCCCTTTTCGCTTTCGCGTGCTGCAAGTATTCAAGCAACAAAGGGAATGAAAGGTTTGTCACCTCCAATTGTCTTGTCTTGACTTTGAGGAACGCCACGCCGGACTTTTCCTTGTCCGGGTCAATGGCGATGACGTTTTCATGCTTCATCGTCTTTGGCGTTGTTGCTGGATTCATCCGGCTTGGCATCGGCGAATGTTTCCAACGTTTTCTTGAACTCAATGGCACGGCGCAAAGACTTGAACGATTTCACATCGTGCCAAAAGCAAAACGAACCTTTCACTTGCACCTTGTAGTTAGTTATAACATCCAAGGGCTGCACCATCGCGAAATCCGGCATTGTGTCGCCCAATCCGTTTTGCGGAAATGCAACTTGCGTGTTGATTTCTTCCTTGATGATGCGATATTCATACATTGGTTGCATAATTCTTGGCTTTAATATGGGCAATTGTCGTTTGATGTGAACGGGTCATTGTTGCCGTTTCCGTGCTGCTGGGCGTTGCCCTTGATGTCGCAAAGCTGGATTTCGCTTGCATTGCAGTTCACGGCAACTTGCCAATGGTTATTCTTGTCTTGGTATTGCTTCACGCTCATACGACCGCGAACAAACACCTTTGCGCCGCGCTTCAAATACTGCGTCAATCCGCCGCCATCGCCGAACGAAAGGACGGACACCCATGTTGTTGATTCAACCGTTGTGCCGTTGGCATCCTTGCGGCGTTCTGAATGTGCCACGTTGAATGACACATATTTCTTTCCGCCAAACTCCTTGATTTCGGCATCCGCGCCGATGTTTCCGATTACTTCAATTTGTAACATAATGATTTTTGAATTAAGTGTTATATACTTTTTCGTAACTGCACCACGTTTCACCGTCATAAGTCACTTGCTGGTCTGACTTGTCAACGATGGCAACGATTTGGGATTGGTCAATCCGCAAGGATTCAAAATCCTTGGTTTCAACCGTTGTGCGTTCCCCGGTCATTGGGTTTTCGGTTATGACGATATACCGCATAAGCAATGCTTTTGTTGTGCATTTGCATTGCACTTGGTTAATACGCTTTGCCGTGTTTCGGCGGTCGCGTTGCGTTATACTTCATCTTTTCGCCAATGTGCCAATCCAAATCAACGTTGATGGACTTCGCCCATTTTGTGACGTACTCCAAACCGAATTGGATGCGCTTTTCAATGCCGATGATGTCACGGCACAAACCTTTGGTCAAGGCAAATGCGTTTTCCGTGAATGTGAACTTGTCAAACGCGCGATGATACTTGCAAGGATTCATTTTGTCAAAATCCACGCCCAACGCTCCGGCAAGGTCGCCAAGACGAATGGCAACGTCCGCCATTTCATCTTCCAAGGTGTCCTTGATGAATGACGTGAACGGCGCGCAACCTCCCAATAATGGTTCATTGTAGGCTTCAAGGTTGGCGCGCTTCCCGGCTCGATGCGCTTCAACCATTTCGCCAATCTCCGAAACGACAAGCATCAAATAATGCTCGTTGCTCTCTCGCTTTTCCCAAAATCCGTGCTTCACGGCGTTGGCATGGGATTCTTTTGCCAATTTGTTGAATTTCATGTTTTCAAAATTTATTGTGTTAAACTTACCCGGTTATTTCAAAATCAATCTCGTTGATGTTCTTTTCAAGGACTTTCAAGCACGCCTTGATGTTGGTGTCACATTCGATGACTTGGTTTCCGCAATACGCATCCAAACAGGTTTCCAACTTGTCCATGTATGGGTTTTTGATGCTTTGGGCAAATCCCATTTTGGATTCGATTATCTTGTCCATGCGCTTGTTGTGGTCAACAAGGAAACGGCACATAAGGACACCAAGAAACGCATCCGTTTTCATATCCTTGTAGATGTCGCCCGGAAATTGCTTCTTATACTGCGAATTGACACAATACCAAAATATCGTGAAATCGTTTGTGTACTCCTTGAAAAATTCTTCCGTCTGCTTTTCTATATGCTGGATGTGCCTTGCATCCAAATCCTTTTTCAAGGAATCAACATATTCTTGGCGGACGTGCTTCACGGCGCGTGACAACTTGACGGTTTCCGGAATCTTGTGTTCGGCGCAATATTTCATCACCTTTTCTGCATACACCCACGCCAAATGCGAAATGACCAACGGCACGAACGCAATCATCATGTTTTCGTTGAACGTGAATGTTTTCATCATCCAATCGGTATCATGGCGCACACTCTCCTTGAATTGCTTTTCGGTCATCATCGGCGACAAACCATTGATATTGTTCATAATCTCCTTTTCAAAGATGGTGTCATACATCCGTTTTTCCGCCGCTTTCAGTTCTTCCGGCGTTGGCTTGTGTTCCGATGCTGCCATTGGCTTTTCTTCGTGTCCGTGTTCAATTTCCGGGGCGTGTTCAATTTTATTGAACACGGTTGTTTCATTGAACATGGATTCACCCTTTGAGAAATCAAGGATTTCATCGCCCGGCGCGGATTCCTGTTCCTTTGGCTTGATGAAAGGGCAAGTCTTGGCGTTGTGGCACGCGTTGAATGACCTTTCGTTGATTTCCATGTTCCCGGTTGCTTGCGCTTCCATGTCGCGTTGCAATGCGCATTTGTATTTCGGGCATCTGCCAAGCTGGGTGTTGTACCATACCGCCTTGGCGCACCTCATGCAATTGTCTTGTTGCCAATATGACATCTTTATGTCGTTGGCGAATATCCTTTCACTTGTTGTTTTCATGTTAGAACAATTTGGGGTTTGTACGTTCTTCCAATATTTTGTTTACTCGTTCAATTTCTGCATCAACACGCTTTTCCAACGTCTTTGATTGTTCCAAGGACGATTTGGAACGTGTCTTGAAATACTCTTTTTGCATTGTCCGCATCCGCGAAACAAGGTCAAAAAATGCTTTTGCATCCATATCAAATTGCGATTTTATAATTCTTGCCCTTTAATGATGGGCGTTTTTCTTCAACGAACTTTGCCAATTCTTCTTCCGTTATCGGGAACAAAGGGCAAAAGCGATATTTCAACGTGCAAACAAATCGCCCGTTCAACATGACATCGAAAATCAAATCTTTCATTATTGCGAAAATTATCAATGTTAAAACAAATTTAGTTCTATTGGTTGCGACAACACCTTTTCATTTGCCGCCTTGAAAAATTCTTTCTTTATCTCAAAGCCAAACGCACGCCGCCCAAGTTTCATTGCGGCAAAAAGCGTTGTGCCGCTTCCGGCGCACGGGTCAATGACAACATCGCCGGGGTCTGTGAAAATCCTTATCAGATATTCAAGCAATGGCACGGGCTTTTGTGTCGGGTGTATCTTTGGGGTTCTATTATCACGCATCCAATCTATGCAATTGAACACCATACCCCCCCAACGGCATCATTGTTGAACTTGGGTAACTTGTCACGGTAAAGCAAAACGCCATATTCACAATTACCCACAATCTTCATGTTCGCTTTAAGGACTTGTGCCGAAAAGTTCTTTCTAAATACAAGATTGATGTAATGGTTGAACCCATATCGCTTGCCAAGTTCAATGTATTTGAATTGTTGCTCAAACTCACAAAACACAATCATGCAAGGGGACTTGCCGGATTCCTTGGGTTCTTTCACAAGCATTTGTGAACAAAAGTGCATAAATTCAGCCGGGCGAAAATCCTTGTCGGTGTCGAAAAACTCCTTTCCGGCTTTGTCCGATTCCCCATTCTTGTTGTCCCCGTCAACATACCACGATGGATTGCTGGCGTATGCGTTCTTTCCAAGGTTATATGGCGGGTCGGCAATAATCAATTGCGCCTTTGGTATGCCATAAACCTTGAAATTCTGAAAATGGTCATTGAATAATTCAACTTTGTTCATAATCTTATTTTCTAATTTTTGATAACCATTGGTCATATATGCGGGATGCCACTTGTGCCATCATCACTGGTGGAACGCTCATTCCGCAAACGTAATGGGGTATTTGACCCCCAAATTCGTAATCTTGCGGAAATGACGAAATGCAACAAACTTCGGATGCGCTCAAATACTTTGGTATGTCAAAACGTATCAAGCAATCTTTTCGCGCTGCAAGCGTTGGCGAAACCTTGTCCGGATAGACATATTGATTGTTGAACATTCCACTTTTCCCAAACTCTCGTTCATTCGCGTTTGACAAATCCGAATCGCCATCCATGCGTAATTCCCAACATTTGCGCATTTTCGGTGAATCAACGCCATCACCCATTCCATCGGCAACATCCTTGAAAGGAATTACCGCTTCGTTGAAATTCATATTCAATCTTGGCAAGGTTTCAAACAACGTTTGTTCGCAAGGAACGAACCCGACCAAATCTTTGCGCAAGCACACGAAAAACACACGTTGCCTCCTTTGAGGAACACCCATCGTTTGGGCATCAAGCAAGTAATGGTTCACATAATATCCGGCATCATCAAAGCCACGATAAATGTTTGTCATATACTCTTTCGCGCTTCCAAGCAACAATCCTTTCACGTTTTCCGCAACAACGACTTTCGGTTGCAACCGCTTTGCAAGCTGGATGAAATCGAAAAACAACGTGTCAAGAACTTGTTCGGCTTGTCCCTCCCGGAACTTCTTCATCTTTCCCCATGCTTCTTCACGGCTTCCCGCCATGCTGAATGTGGAACAAGGCGGTGAACCATCCAAGATGTCAAGGTTGAATAACTCCGGCGGCAAATCATGTTTATCCTTGAATGTCTGAATCGGTTCAAGGAAAGGGAAACGTGGATTGTGATTCTTGCAATATGTGAACATCATGCGGTGGTCTATTTCGTTGCATCCTATCACATCGAATCCGGCTAACTTGTAGCCCATAGAACTACCCCCCCACAAGCAAAGCACGAAAAAACCGTGCCTTTGTCTTTGGTGAAATGGGCATCCGCCAAAGTCCAACGATAATCAAATTTGTGCATTGTAACTTATCTATTTAATATATCATTCACTTTCGTGGCTAAATCTCTAAACGGCGGGTTGAATCGCATATCATCGTTGTACTTTTTCAAGATATGCAACATGGATGAATGGTCGCGGTGGACATATTGCGCAATCTTGGTAAGTTTCATCTTCATTGCACGGCAATGATGAACGAATATCATCCGGGCATAAAACCCATCACGCTTGCGCGATTTGCCGATGTAATCCGAAAACTTCAACCCCATCACCTCATGGATGGCGTTTTGAATGCGCATCACATTGCGGTTGTCGCGTGCAAATGCGGATTCAAACCAAATGTCCTTGCCCAAGCGAAAGGCGATGTCATATTCAATGCCCGCCCCGGTGCTTTGCGTCCAATTGTCCATCATGTAAATGGAATCACACGACAAAAGCAATTCAATGTCCTTGACCATGTGTTGTTCCCATGTCGCTTCTTGGTTCAACCCCATAACAATGGGGTTCACGACTTCAAAACCGATTGATTCAAGCAATGCTTGGCAATCATCGAACCGGGTTTTAACTTCCTCATACGGCAAGCCCGAAATCTTGCCGGAAACGTAAATTTTCATAACCAATAAATTTTATTCGCCATTGGCGGTTTCTTTTTATCAAATTTCATTTTCAGTAATTCGGGATTGTCTAAATACTCACCACATTTGAATCCCTTTCTCGGTTCAAAGTCCACGAAATCGCAACTATATAGGAAAAACCGGTTGTTTGCCCATCGTGCGAAATCGACCTCATACCATGTACGTTCATTCTTGTTTTCATAATCCCTGTATGGTTGCACGAATGGCGAATATCGCATTTCCTTCAACGTGCGGACGCGGTGCAAATCCTGTTCTATTGTGGAATTGAAACCGATCAACACATAACATGTGATTGCGGATGGTCGTATGTGTCGTGCCAATGATTCCAATTGCGGTTGCAAGTCCAACTTTGGCAAATCCCATGCGATATGCGGTTGTCGGTAATGTTTCATCCGTTTTAATGCCGCAGCTTGTTCATCGTCAATGATACGGATGTCCACGCCATGCAATTTCACCTTTTGTTTCGACCGGATGATCCATTCGACCGAATCTCTCCATTTAGGGTTCGCGAAAAAATTGTTGTCCAAAACCTCAATCCATTGTCCGTTTGGATTCAATTCGACTGGTTCAACAGGTTTTACCCATCCCTCTTTGTCGTGAACGAGGCAGAACGGACAATGCCGGATGCATCCACGCGAAAAGAATTGTATCGAAAACGGATATTGCGGATAAATGGAATAATCCATCAATGTTGATTCGTCTATTTCCTGCGGCAATTTCGATACGATGTCGTAACCTGTGCCGCCACGAATGATTTCGTCCGCATCGATGTTATAATGGTAATCCTCTGTGAACGTGAACACCTTCGACATATAAACGCGGTCGCAATGTCCGGTGAATATAGGTTCGTACCATTCCACATCATCTCCGCGTGCCTTGTGCCATGCAGATAATTTCATCAATGCGAAATTTGGGAAATTGTGTCCGTCAATATCAATCAATCCAATTTTCATATTTAGATTTTTAATTCTCGTTCCGCCTGTTGATTATACAAAAACTTGTTTATGAAATATTGCTTGCCTTTCCCTGTTACCATCGTGCGTGTGGTTGTCATCACTTCTTCCGTCCGGGGATTCGTCCACGTTTGCGGTTTCAATTCAAACAACCCCATGTCAAGGGCTTTTTGCGTTGGTTGGTTTCGTGCCGTGCCAACGCTGCACAAGTAATCATTATCGCGCAACCATTGGAAAAGCCGGATTTCGCCCATATCCACGCCGTTTTGCTTCAACAACTTGGCAAGTTCATCAATACCACATGATGATGGTGAATTGATTATGGCGGTTGCGAATGCAACCTTTGGGGCTTGTTCTTCAAGTTGCTTTTGTTGCGCTTCGATTGTTTCCGCCTGTTCCGCTGCAAGGCGCAAAGCCTGTGCGAACGTTTGAGGAATCGCCGGGGATGTTGGCGCAAGTTCCTTTATCGTTTCCTCCATCTTGTTGAATGCGTTGATGAATGCCACTTTGAACGCCATCGCCTTTTCTCCGGTCAATGACATCGTAAGCAAGGAAAAGCCATCGCGGTTCATCAAGAACATTGGTTGTCGTTTCCCTTGTGCATCCGTGTATGTGGTTTCGGTAAACCAATGTTCGTTGGCTAAATTTTGAGCCGACCCCATGATGTTGCGGATGGACTTCATTATGTTCTTGTGCATCTTGCCGAACACCTGTGCCACCTTGACGGAATCGGTCACGGGCGTTCCCTTTTGCGTTTTGTAAACGCTTGATTGGATGATTTCATTCATAATTGTAAATTTTCATTGTTAGTAATCCAAATCAAAGTTTGCGGCGGTCTTTGCCTTTTATCACAAGATAGTTGCACATTTCTTGCAATCGGCTTGATACGCGGTCGCCATATCGTTCTTTGAGGATTTCGCCGCCCATCCTCAAATTCGATGTGATGAAAGTCATTTCGGCGTGCATATCACCCCGGTATTCGATGACGTAACGCACCACATCAAGACGGTTGCCCATGTAAAGCGTTTCCGGCGGTTCGTTGCCAAGGTCTTGAATGGCAAGCATCGGCGCGGTCTTGTATTGCTGAATGTTGCCGGATTCCGCCCACACGTCACACAAACCATCGGCGCGTATTGTGCGCCAATACAACGGGCGCGGGTCGTTGTCGGTATGCCATAAAACCTTGATTCCGATGGCTTGGATGTACGCTTGCATGATTTCCATGCACCACGTTTTGCCCGTTCCGGTGTTTCCGGCGATATAGATTCCGCGTTTCAGTCTGCCGGGGATGACTTGTCCCGATACAGGGTTAAGACACTTCATTGACGTGTCGCAATGCGCCCACTTGATGAAATTTTCAAAGGCGAATCGGTTTTCATCGTCAATGACGAACGCCGGATTCCGGCTTTTCCCGATTGCTTCAACAATCTTCATCGCGTTGTCAAGGTTATACCAACCCGGCTTTGTGTATTGGTAACGCTGGAATCCGGAAAACATATCGCGTTGCCGAATCGCGTTCAATACCTGTTCGATGCTTGGCATTGTCGGTTTCTTGTTCTCTTTGTTCACCATTCTTCGTTTGCCTTTTTAGATATTGAACTTGACTTGCCGCCGCGCGGGTATCGTGGTTCGCGTTTCTGCCATGTTACCATTGCCGCCCGCCAATCTTTCATTTTAGACTTTCCGACCATCCACCCGTTTGATTGATAGAATGCAATGAACGCTTCGGCATCAAACGTGTAACCCATTTCATCAATACGCGCATTGACTTCTTCAACCGTGGGCGGGATAAACCGCCGTGCGGTTTTTTCTTTCTCTCTTTCTTTTATTATTTCCTTTTCTTTTATTTCCTTTCCTTTATGTTCTGCATTTGCATCGGTTTTGCATTGCATTTGCATATCACTTGCATTGTCTTTAACTTGCCTATAACTTGCCGGGGCTTGCGTTTGGCTTTGATTTTCAATGCTTTGCCGCCATCTTGCCAATGCCGCCAACTTGCGTTTTTCGGAAACTTCGGAACGGCGGTTCAAACGGTTCAAAACCGATTCCGACCACATGTTTTCACCGTCATTTTTGAATAATCCGTAATCATTCACAAGGCGTTCAACGCATTTGAAATCCACGTGCAATGCAAATGCAATGCTTTTGCAGTAATGCAAGGGCAACTTGCCACCCTGTTCATACAATTGTTCAATGATGCACCAAAACACGCCGATGCCCTCAACGCCAAGGTCGAACAATACGTTTTGCAACTTTGGATCGTTGCGCGCGTTGTAATCGTGTGCGAAATAGAATGTATCTTTCATTGTTGCGATAATTGAAACACATTACAAGAAAACTTTGTTAAAAAGGTCGGCGAATTGCTTGCCGAATTGCGCGGCGCGCGCGGACGATTTGAAGCAAAGCCGAGAACCGAAAAACGCATCCGCATCCGAAGGCGCGTTAGTCGTACCCGCACACACGAACCCCGCAGCATCCTTGTCATAATCGAACCAAGGGAACCACTTGTCTTGTTCCCAATCCGAGAAATCCGGAACGAATCCATCTGCCTTATTCCACGCTTCGGCAATCGTGAACAACTTGTTCAAGGCAATCAACGCTTCAATGTGCATGGGGTTGATGTCGGTTACAAGTCTTGCAATATCATTAAGATGGACAGCGTTTCCCGAAAGAATTTTCTTTGCAACGGTAAAGTCCGCGTTCGGCTTGCCACCAAGGGCTTTTCTTGCGCTCTCAAAGTCCGTGATTACTTCGTTCACTTCCTTGCATTCAACTTCTTCAAGGACGAAATCAAACGGCGACAAATAATCGTCATCGTCAACGTCCAAATCTTCGTTGTGTCCGCAAATGTAGTCCATCAAGGTTTCCCCGGCTTCTTTGCGTGATTTGTGGATGGCTTGCATTTCGCTTTGCTCGCTTCCATCCGCATTTTTGATAATGTACTTTTTCATTTTCTTTGTTGTTAAAATGGTGATTTGTTGAAATTGATAATCATGCCGGGCGATGCCACGTTCACGGTTTTGAGGGTTTGCCGTTGGATTTCCTCTTGGAATTGAACGGCATTCGCATTTGCATCGGAAAGGTGAATCAATACGATGTTATGCACGCCGGAAAGGTCGTTCGCCGCCAATATTTCCTTGCATGTGTCAAGACTGCAATGGCTTTTCATTGTACGCGTCCGCAACTTTGCGGGTATCGTTCCGGCTTCCACGTTGGCATCCAAGATGTCTTGGCGGTAATTGCATTCAATCATGATATTGTTCAACCCATCGAACGTGTATTGCAAGTAATAAGTATCGGTCGCAAATAGAACCGTTCCCGTTTCCTTGTGGCAAATCAAAAAACCGAAAGGTTGGGCGGCATCGTGTTCGGTGGCAAATGGCATCACGCCGAAATTGCCGATAACGTTCAACACCTGTTCATCCATCGCGTGTGCCAACGGATGCGATGCCAACCCAAGGGCGTTTCGTGTCCCGGCGGACATGTAACACGGTATTCGCGCATCAAGGCATTTTCCCACATGCTTGGCATGGTCGCCATGTTCGTGCGAAATGATGCACCCGACAATGCGGTTAATGTCAAAATCCACCGCCTTTTGCACGTTCTTGAACGCGATGCCGCATTCAATCATCAATGCTTCATTTCCGTTGTCAAGCAAGTAACAATTGCCCTTTGAACTTGAACCCAAAATTTTTAATTCCATAACCTTTCGGATTTATTTGTTTAGAACCCCGGATTTGGGGTGTTATTTGCCTTTTCCGGGGCTTTCGGCGCATTGTCGGGCGTTTCCTTTGCCGCGGGTTTTTCGGGCTTAATTTCGCCCATTTCCGTGTCCACAACTTGTGTTTTGCCGTTGCCCATGTCAAGGGAAATGCGCTTCTTGTTTGCGTTGTTTCCCTTTTCGGCGGCAACTTCGGCGGTTACATCCTCATATTCGGTGTAAATGTCCTGTTGTTCCTCAACGGTACGCATACCCATCGAAAGTTCCGGGGCATAAGCGTTTGTCCACATGGACGCGGCGCGATACATCAACATTTGCTTTGTCATTGTTTGCCACTTGCTCCCGTTCTTGGTGTACCAACCCTCTTGAACCGCAAGGCGAACCGACACCGGGGATGATTCCAACACGCCATCCGAACCGCGCTTTGTGGTGAATGCCACACATTCGATGTCGTGAATCTTCTTGCCATCGAATTGTTTTGTCATGGCTTCCTTTCGGCGTGTTTGCGGGTTATATGTGTAATCCGTGTAATCCACCATGCCCAACGCGCCCTTGTCGGTAAACCGGAATTGAAGCGGTTCAAAGCGACCGCACGAATTGACGGTTGCAATCAAGAACTTGGACGACCAAGACGGGCGACCATAAATCACCGCCATGTTTTGCATCACCATCAATGGGCTTGCGCCGATGCGCGATGCCACTTCAACGGCAATCATGCAATTAGCAATTGCCTTTGTTTTGATTGCGGTGTTTTCCGCCTTGATTGCGGCTATGGTGTTTTCATCAGCCCCGGCGGGTAATGGCTTCAATTGCGCTTTGTAGTTGTCCGGCACAAGGTCGGACGATGCAAAGAAACTGCACACACGTTGCATGGTGTCAAACTGCACCGGGTCAAAGAAATTGAACGCCGGGGTTGTTGTGGCTGGCTGCATTACGACCGCGCCACCATTCGGTTTTTGTAATTCGTTCATTGTATTGTTAATTTATTGTCGTTTGTCACGACAAGGTTTATAACTTGTGATTGAACCGGGATTATTTCATTCACCGATTCGCGGTTGTCAATGAATATCGGCGCACATACACCATAGAACGCGCACAAGGCGTTGATGATGTCAAGTCCGGCATTCACTTGGCTTGCGGTGTTCGCGCTGCCATACGGAACGCCATTGCATAATGGGATGCACGTTTCAACCGGATTGCCATCCAAGGTGTAATCGAACAACCGGAAAGTCACGAAATGGAACTTGGCGTTGATGCGCTTTTCGCATTCCAAAACCTTTGTCTTGTTGAATTGTTCAACCGTGTATTCTTCGCGTTCGATGTCGGCGATTTGCTGGGCGACTTTCTTTCCATGCGCTTCAAGGTCGGCAATCTCATTGTTGCATCTTTCGATTGCGCCACGCTTGGCAAGACGGGTTGAAACATCGTTGCGCTTGGTCATCCATTCTTTCTTGGATGCTTGCAACGCGCTTGTGTCAACGCCCGTGTTGTCGGTTGTGATGGTCGCCTTGATGTCGGCAATCTGCTTTTGCAGTTTCACCCATTCCGGGATATTATCGGGGACAACTTCGGCGGTCGCCTTTTCCGGTAAGGTTTCAAGCGTTGCTTGTGCGGTTTTAATGCGCGAATCCAAATCGTTGTTTTCCTCGCGATACGCGTCAACGGACTTTTGCTTTTCGGCTGCATCCGCTTCAAGTTGCGCAATCTTTTCGCCAAGGTGCTTTCCCTTGTTCGTGATGTCGGTCAACTTGCCCATCTTGGCTTTATCGAAAACGTCCTTTGCTTTCGCAATCATATCATCCGGCAATGCTTGTCCGCAATGTGGGCAAGTTGTTTCGCCGGAATACTCCTTGGCGTTCTCCTTGTGCCATGTTTCGCGCAACGTGTCTTGTTCTCCCTTGCACTTGTCAATGTCACGATGGATGCGGGCGATGTCAACTTGTATTGTGGCGCAATTGCGCTTGTTCGCGTCAAGTTGTGATTGCAAAGTCTTGATTTCGTTGGCAATCTCGCGGCGTTGTGCGTTGGCTTCAAACGCGGCATCCTGTGCCTTTGTCTTTGCGTCAAACACTACTTGTTGCGCCTGTGTGGTCAACTCGTTCACGCGGGCTTGCCTTGCTTGTTCCGCTTCATATTGCTTGCGAATCGCCTTGTTCACATCTGCAATCGCGTTGTCGGTGTCGGCGATTTCCTTGTCAATGTCGGCAAGCTGGGATTCAAGGGCGGCGAAATCTTCCGGTTCGGGCATCATCTTGTGCGTTTGGTCAATACGCGGTTGAATCTGCTTCAATTCCTCGTTCAAGCGTTTCTTGCGCGCTGCCATTTCCTTTTTGTAGTCCGCAAGCGACTTGCCGGATATGGCATCCAACAACTTGACAAAATCGGGGTTGTCCGCGGCGATTTCTTCATCGGTCACACTTCCGGCAAGCTGGAATAATTGTTCACGCTGCAATTGCCACTTCATGCCGACAAAGAACGCCGGATTGGTGATCATCTTGAAAACGGATGAATCAACGATGGCTTGGATGCGCTTGTCATATTCGCCGACATTGACCGGGGTTTCGTTCCACCAACATTCCGTGTGGTTGCCCTTGTACACCTGTTCAACCTGTCCGCGTGGCTTTACCCAATCTTCAACGAAAGCGCGCTTCAAGGTGATTTCTTCACCATCCACGATGATGACACCCGTCACGCTGCATTCGCACTTGTGCAATTCTTCGCCGTTGACACGGGTTTTGATTTCGTAATCCTTGCGGTCGTGCGCGTCCTTGCCGAACAAAAGCCAAATGAACGCGTCAAAATGTCTTGACTTGCCAAGTCCGTTTCCGCCGGAAATGGTCGTGACATCCGGATTGAATGTCGTTGTCCGTTCCTGTTCACCCTTGAAATTGCAAAAGGTGATGGATTTCAATTTTACTTGTTTCATTGTTGCGATATTATTTATTTTTGAATAATTGTAACGCTTTGTTAGCATCAACAACGATGATGCGCCCGTGCTGGGTTATCGCGTCATTTATTCGCCCGGATGCTTTGATTCGGTTTGCCGTTGTCATGCTGCAATTGAATATTTGTGCGATTCCGGCGATACCATACACAAGGCGTTTTTCTTCTTTCGGTTGCGCTTGTGTCGCTGGTGCTTGCGCCTTGGCGAACAAATCCATAAGTTGCCCAACGGTTAAATCAATGATTCGTGTGTCGCTTGTAATCTCCATCATTTCGCCTCCTTGTATTCTTTAAGCAAAACCCGGAACATTGCGCGTCCGATGATTCCCATCAACGCAAACATGATGATATAGAAGAAATCACTTCCGGCGATGATGCAACGAATCATTGTGCCAAATCCAAACAGGACGATGAACGCGGCGAACACCAATTGAATTGCTGAATTAAACTTTTCCATATTATGCGTATTTATAAGATTTGAAAATCTGCCGTTCCATTGTCATTGTCACGGCGTGAACGTTGAACGCGGTTTGTTCTGCATCGTGCGGTTCGCACTCTTACAACCACATTGTCGTTGTTGAATATCGTTGGCATAAGCATCGCAAGGAAACAAAGCGCGATGAACTTGCGTTTGATGGGCGACAAGCTGAATGATATGTGGAATGTTGTGCAAAACCACCACGCGGATAACTCGTTGATCTTTGAACATCCGGTTTTCTCATAGATTCGCCGGGCGTGATTCTCAACGGTTCGTTCCGAAATAAACAGGCGATTTGCAATTTCCTTTTTGCTTGCGCCCCATGCGAACAATTCCGCAATTTCGGATTCGCGTTTGGTAAGTTTCACGGCATCCATAATCAAGCCCCCCACACGTCTTTGATGCCATACTTGGCAAACACCTTTTCCACGTTTTGCGCTTCGAGCACGTTCGGGATGACGTTGCCTTTCAATCGCTGCAAGAACGCGGCGCGTGTTGTCACGTTGAACACGACCATCAATTCTTTGCGGCACGCTGCAATATCGCCTTGGCGTAACTGCAACCATCCTTTGTTGAATGAAAATTGTTCTTTACTCATATATATGTGATTTATGGGCGGCGTGAACCGCCCGTGATTATTATGCGTTTTTCAAGAATGCGTTGATTTCCGGACGCAATTCACGAAATCTTTTGAAATGACGTAATCCGTTGTTGTCCGGTTCGCTTTCAAACGAAATGCCGATTGATTCAATCAAGGCTTTGTCCTTGCTGGATAGAACGGCAACGGCGATGTCGTTGTAATGCTCAACGTCCGTCCATTCCGGATTTGCCATCACCATTGAAAACACCTTGTCAATGGTTTGTTGCTTCTTGGCTTGCTCCTTTGCAGCCATCACGCGTGTTGCGTTCATCTTGCGCCACATCTTGCAAAATGTGTCCTTGTCAACATCGGATTGCATATACACCGTGGTGATGGATTCAAATTCGGAAACATCCACCGAAACTTGTGTTCTTGATTGAAATTCTTGGATTGTCATTGTTGCGAAAGTATTTAATGGGGTGGGCGTGCCACCCCGGTTGTTATTACTTGAATGAATTGATGATGTTCAACAAACGCTTGTTCAAGTTGTTTGTCTTTTCCTCAATCTTGGTGAACTTGTAACCGCGATTTGTGTCAATCCCGTTTTCCCTTGCGATGTCAAACCAATCTTGGATTGAAGATTCAAGGAATGAAAGTTCGGCTTGGGTCTTGACAAGTTCCATCACCTTGTCCATGTGTTCCGGCTTTGCGGTGATTTTTTTGTTGTAATACATATCACTTGCACATCCCCAAGAAAAGATTTGTTCCTTTTCTGCATAAACGTGGAATCCCACGGTCTTGAAATCATCGTTCTTTACGATTGTAATGTTGAAATTCATCATTGTTGCGAAAGTTTTATTTTGTTAATATTTCGGGGTTCTTGCTGGTATTTCGCGAAAAATGACGTAAATTTGCTATTGTTTTGTGTTCATTTTTGCTTTACCTTTGCAATGTTTTCCGTTTACGTTTGCAAAGATACGCAATGTTTCGCGAAATCACGCAATATTTCGTGATAAATTTTCACTTTATGCGTGTTAAAAAGTGTTTCATTTGAATAAGTCATTGATTATGAACGATTTAGATATTAAGGAAATTCGCGCACATTTGGGCGTTACGCAAGCCGAACTTGCAAAAAGGCTTGGTGTAAGTGAAAGGACGGTTCAAAATTGGGAATCCGGCACGACAATTCCCGAAAGTAAGCACGCATTATTGCGTGGCTTGAAACCGCAAACGTATTTCGGCGGAAACGTTGAACAAACGAACGTGATGGGCAACAATAACATCCAAGGCGGAAACGCCGGGTTTACTGACGAACTCTCCAAGCTGGTTGATTTGCTTGCGGCAAAGGAAACATCTTTGCAGAACGCGCAAGCGCACATTGACCGCCTGTTGGCTATAATTGACAATCTAACAAAACAACAATGATATGGATGCAATAAAAATCAAGGTCGCCGATTATTACGGCAACCCGTCTTATTATTCGGTTATGCCGAATGAAATCTTTGATGCGTTGGAATTGGCTTCGCTGAAAGGCGAAACGGAAACGGATGTGGACAAAGCATTGTTCACGCAAATGGTTGATAACTACAAAAAGAAAATGGCATTATGCGAAAGGTGAAATATACATGGTTGGCGTTCGCCTTGATGCTGGTGAACTTGGCTTGTTCTTGTTCATCATCCTTGAACGATGATGGCGATGACGAACCGCAAGTTGTATTGTCGGACATATCCGGCACATGGACGGAATATGCTTATAAATGTTCCGATGGTTACTTTGTGGACATATCCGGCACGGGTTGCGTTTATGAATTTGCACGCCCGGACGCGTTCACGAAATATCAAATCAAGGACGGGGAAAAGGAAATCTTGACACAAGGCAAATGGACGTACAATCCCGGAACACGCACGGCGGAAATCAAAGAACCGCGCGGATGGGATTTGACCATCAAATTTGACTTTGCCTTAAACGAAAACGCCACCTTATATATAATAGGTAAAACCGCGAATGAGGATCAAACAATAAAAGTCAAGCGAACAAGCAAATGAAAAAATGCATCAACCCACAAGCAAACGCAATCCAAGCGCGCTTTTTCCAAGCCCTTGAATTGGCGATTCAATCCGGCAAGATTACCGGGTTGAAAGGCTTTTGCCGCGACCACAATTTCAACCGCACAAAATATTCGTTGTTGCGCAATACAATGGGAACGGACGCGATGACGTACCGGGTTATTGATTTGGATGCACTTTCGGCAATCTGCAAGGATGGCGGCGTGAATCCGGCGTGGCTGCTGCTGGGTGTTGGTGATATGCTAACAAAAAAAGATTCATCAAAATGCACATCAAAAAAGGAATAAAGTTCTTGTTGCACAAGCGCGCCGCCGGGCAAACGACAAATCTTGCCATCCGGATGCGCGTCACGTTGCATGGCGAACGTCCATTGGATTTTCCGTTGCGTCAAAACATTGATGCAGCCGATTGGAACGCCGACACCATGCGCGCGTTGCCATCGTGTCCGGTGTGCGATGACATCAACCGAACCATTGACGAATGGACATCCGTTTGCAACGAAATCTTTGCGCGTTACGAACTCATTGAAAAGCGCGTGCCGACACCGGGCGAAATCAAAGACTTGTTCAATGATATGGTCGGGCGCAAAACGCAATTGAACGACACATTGCCATCACCGGATGAAAATTTCTTCAAGGTGTTCGATATGTTCACGCGCGAAATGGGCAAGAAAAACCAATGGACGGACGGGACGTTTGAAAAGTTTGCCGCCCTCCGGCATCACATTGCAACGTATGATGCCAAGTTGTCGTTTCCATCGTTGACCGAACAAAAGATGCAAGGGTATGTTGACGCGCTTTTGCGAAAGGATATGCGCAACACGACCATTGCCAAGAATCTTGCGTTCTTCCGGTGGTTTTTGCGCTGGGCGCATCAAAAAGGATATTATCAAGGCAACTTGCATGAAACATTCAAACCAAAGATGAAAGGCGTTGACGGGAACAAGGAAATCATATATTTAACCCGTGACGAAATATCACGCCTTGAATCATGGGAATTTGCCGCGACACAACAAAGCCTTGCGCGTGTGCGCGATGTGTTCTTGTTCTGCTGCTTCACCGGGTTGCGTTATTCGGACGTTGCAAAGCTGAAACGCACCGACATCAAGGATGGATTCTTTGATGTGGTCACACAAAAGACGCATGACGGATTGCGCATCGAACTCAACGACCATGCACAAGCCATTCTTGACAAATACAAGAATGACAACATCAAAGGCGATTTGGCGTTGCCTGTAATCTCCAACGTCAAAATGAACGCACAATTGAAAGTTATGGGGCAAGTTTGCGGAATTGACGAACCGACACGAATCGTGTACTTTCAAGGACACGAACGACACGAACAAGTATTTCCCAAGTGGGCGTTGCTTACAACACATTGCGGTCGGCGTACTTTTGTAGTCACGGCGTTGCAACTTGGCATCCCATCCGAGGTGATTATGAAATGGACGGGGCATTCAGACATGAAAGCAATGAAACCTTATATGGCAATCGTTGACGAATTGAAAGCAAAAGCGATGGAACGCTTCAACAATTTATAAAGTCCGGTGTACACGAAAATAAGTAAAGAAAAACGGCGTACACGAAAATGTACACGAATTAAAAGGGACAAAATAGCATTGTGTGGCAATATAAAACACCACAATAAAAATGAAAAACCCTGTGTGTTAGGTTTTTGGCATTTTCTGACATCAGAAAGGATTGCGGGTCTTAGTGCCTCTCTCTCCGCAAGAGCCTTCTGAAAGAAATTTCAGAAGGCTTTTTTTATTTCCGTATTTGTATATTTC